CTACAAGTTAGAAATATGGTAACTGATGTAGAGTCGTCACGCATGGACAGTGCAGGAATGCATTACAATTACCTCTCAGAGAGGGCGTTAACTACCACAATCAGACCGAAGATGCAAGAACTTGGACTGGTTGCCGTACCCGTAAAGACGGTGAGCAAAACTACAGCCTTTTTAATGGGGGAAAAAGATGATGGTAGGCCAAGGTATGTACTACTTACTGAGGAAAGTAAACAGTACTTGGTAATGGATGTTGACAGTGGCGATTACATCATTATCTCAGTAGAAGGTTCTGGTGCTGACACAATGGATAAGGGTACAAACAAAGCGGAAACTTGTGCGAAGAAAAACTTCTACAAGGAACTGCTGAACTTACCAAGTCCAGACAAGGAAGACCCAGATACAACACCAAGTACTGGAAGTTATGCTCCGCAATCAAGTGGTTACGGAAGTGTTGGTGACATCAAATTAAAATTTGGTGTACACGCAGGTAAGACGATTAAACAACTATATGAAGAGAATCCAACTGAAGTAGAAAAGATGGCGAAAGGAAATAGTAAATGGTTAGCAGAAAAAGCACAGGCGTTCCTGAAAACAGTTAACGCTGCATAATAATTAAACTACTCTGAAATCAGGCGGATATCTTCGTATGTTGATATCCGCCTTTTTTATTTCAGGGTAGTGCAAAGGTAGCACAGAAGTCTTTGGAACTTCCAATGTAGGTTCGAGTCCTACCCCTGAAGCCACTTCTCCGTATGGGAAAGTTTGGTAATCCGCCTCGCTTGGGACGAGGAGAACGCAGGTTCAAGTCCTGCTACGGAGACCAATACTCGGGTGTGGTCTAATCGGTAGGACAGCGGTCTCTAAAACCGCACGTTTAGGTTCGAACCCTAACGCCCGAGCCAAAAAATATTTTAAAAGGTCGGTGATTTCCATTGATGTCGAGATGTAAACGGATTGGAGATATCGGCGAAGCGAATGTGTTGGCAGAGTTGCTGACTTATAATAATGTTTTTGTATCAAAACCAGTTGGTGATAACTGTCCTTATGATTTACTGATAGATGTTAATGGAAAAATTTACAGAGCATAGGTTAAGACGACACAAAAAGTAAGTAAGAAAACAATGTCTTTTTGTTTATGTTCGTTCAATCCAAAGAAGAAAGTAAAGAGAGTATATACAGGTAAAGATATAGATTTATTTATTGTCTACTGTATAGAGAATAAATACATGGGATTTATTTGGGAAAATGAAGTCAGTGGTCAGAAACAGTTAACAATAACAACAAGAGATAAAAACGAAAACATTAGAAAGAATGTTAGAAAACAACTTCGTTTCGCTGAAGATTATGCGTTGAGAAGTAGAATACATGAATTAAAACAGCAGGTGGCAGGCAAGGTGTCTCCCTAGGCTTATAACCTCGTTTAAGGTGGGTTCGATTCCCACACCTGCAACCATATGGGTAGGTATCCAAGTGGACAAAGGTGAACGACTGTAAATCGTTTGCGTTACGCTTCGTTGGTTCGAATCCAACCCTGCCCACCATCTCTCCGTAGCCCAACTGGATAGAGCAACGGACTTCTAATCCGTAGGTTACAGGTTCGAATCCTGTCGGGGAGACCATTTTTATAGAGACATTTACAGAGACATTTTTACCACGGATATAAGTTGCAACTTAACAAATACGAAAATGAAATATTTACTAAATTGCACACTTTAAAGGTGGGCTTAGTTAAGTATTATCTTTTCGTGGCATAAGAAAAGAAAGAGAAAGAACCAAAGAGAAAGAAAAGAATTATTAATACCGTAGGTATGTCATACGAAGTATGACATATAAAACGCTTTTAATAAATTATTATATATAATATATTATTATATATATATTTATATATTCGGATAACTTCGTTATCCTCATATACCTGCATTCGCAGGTATTATGTTTTTTTTAATGCACTTTCTTTAATACTACGGTTGATAAATATTTTTATTCCGTGGCATAAAATCGTCAGAACTTGTCAACTTCAAGGTACTTGACTCAATTCGTGTTATGTGATATTATATTCGTAGGAGAAACGAAGCCAAATAAAATAAAAAGAAACACAAAACGAAATGAGGTGATATTATGGCTTTCTCTTACAAAAGCAAGTCTGAGTTTGTTCAATTAGATGACAGTAAAAAGTGTTATTATCTTGCGAGATTATACATTGCACAGGATGATGCACCAAATACAATGCCGTACAAACAACGGTTGTTCACTTGTGTAAATTATTTAAAAAAACAACCAAAAGAAACATGGAGTTTGTTATATAACTACTTATCAGATAACAAACATAATGGTCTCATGATTTGGTCTGTAGTTCCGAAGGCTGTCTATTATGACCAAGAGCGTAGGCGTACAGAGAAAAAAGAAAAAAATGTTAAAGAATATGAAAACTTTTCTGCAGGAATGCTCGATGAAATTTTAGGTTAAAAATAATAAATTAAAAAGGATAGGTGATAAAAAATGGAAAAGGCAATTAAAAAAGGTTTTGAGGAACTTGCGAATGCGATAGTTTTACAGGCGTGTGTTGATTATCAAGATTTAAGAGGTAAAAATACTCAACTGGATATTGTGAGAAGACAAAGCATAATTGATTTCTTTCACTCGGAATTGTTTGGAATGATAACGGATATAAGTCCTGAAGCGTTGATTAAGCGGTTAGAAAAGGGCGACAGGATAAAGAATCCTGAAGATAAACAGGAAAGGTGTGAAGTAGCATGAGTATGAAATTAGTTGATAATATTATTCTTCGTAGTGATATTCCAGAGTATCTTACAGAGCATGGCGTAGAGTTACATACAACAAGGAATGGGTATCGTTGCCGTTGTCCTATCCATAAAGGAGACAACGAAGATACATTCTCTTGTTCGGGTAAGAAATGGTTCTGTTTTAAAGAATGTACAGGCGGTACGATTATAGAGTTACATATGGCGTTGGAAGGGGTAACATTTATCCGTGCAATCGAAGATTTATCTGAGATGTATGGGATTGATTTATCCGACAACCAAGAGTATGTAAGTGCAAGAAATTACTTTAAAGAAAAAGAAGCGTTAGTTAACAAGTTCCAAAAGAAAGTCAGTAAGGCAGTAGATTATCTGAAAACTAAAAGACAGTTATCAGATGAAACCATTAAAGAACTTTGTTATGGTTTTAACGAGGAACATGGTAGTATCGTAATTCCTATTCGTAATATTGATGGTATGTTCGTTGCAATAGCGGAACGGAATTTCCGAGACGGATATCCCAAATATGTTAACGATAAGAATAACGAGTACTACGCTAAAGGAGACTTGTTATACAACTTCGACAAGGCACGGAAGATGATGCACAAGCAGGAAAAAATTTACTTGTGCGAGGGGTACTTCGATGTAGCGTCTGCTTTTGACGAAGGACTTCCGTGTGCAGGGTATACAGGTGCAACACTTACGCAAGCACAAATTAAACTGTTGGCGAGAGAGTTACAGGAACACGATAAGAAGTTTACGGTTCTTCTTGCTCCTGATAACGATGAAGCAGGACAGGGTCGTATCGAACAGTTGAGAGATAAGTTTAAAAATTATGGTCCTAACTTAAATGTTCGTATCGTGAAGATACCTGATGGGTACAAGGATTTTAGCGACCTGCATGTGGCAGGGTTAAGTATTGCAGACTTAGAGTCAGAACATATTGATGTTCTCTGTTGTATGCGTGGGGTTGACAAATGTCCCGACAAAGAAACAGAGTATCAGTATGCTATCGACTATTTAACGACAGTATCTAATCCTTTAATCAGGGCAGAGATAGCCGAAAGGTTAGCAAAGCGTTGGGGTAAGGACGAAAAAGATATCATCGGAATTGCAAGTGGTACTCGTACAGAAGCAAGTTTGGTAAACGATTTTAAAACTCCGTTACAATGCGTAAACGAGTTTAGAGATTTATTATCAAACGGAACGATTGGTACAGGGTTTAGTGATATAGACCAAAGTACAAGTCGGTTCTTTAAAACAGAGGTGGTAATGGTAGCAGCGTATTCAGGTGTTGGTAAAACTTTCGTTGCTATTGAAATGGCACTTCACGCAGTGTTCCGTGAGAAAAAGAATGTAATATTCTTCTCAATGGAAATGAGTGGGGCAACATTAATCACAAGACTGATTGCAATGTTTATGAAGAAGAGCGAGGAAGAAGTCAAGGCACTGCTTGAAAGTGGTGACGATATGGCTGTTAAGGTTGAAGCAGCGTTAAATAAAAAACTCTTAATTATAGATAAAAACAGTCTTACGATTAAAGATATTCGGACATATATCAATGTTGCCAATACAATGTTGTTCGAGAAAGGACAGACCGATATGATTATCGTTGATTACCTGCAGTATATGCCAGGTACGAGCGAGTACACGGTAATGTCTGAAACTGTAAGGTCGTTCAAGCCGTTAGCGAAAGAGTTAAACATCGTTCCGATTGTGTTATCTCAGTTAAATCGTGAAGGTAGACCGTGGGAAAAACCGAACCTTGCTCAGATGAAAGGTGGCGGTGATATCGAAGCAACAGCCGACTGGATAATTGGTATGTGGCGTGATGGTGAGAATCCTGCATTGTCCTTAGAAGAACAAGAAGCAAAGCAGGATGTGATAAATATGTCGATATTAAAGGGTCGTAGGCGTTGCGGTCAACGAGACTTTAAATATATGTTTGATACAGTTGAAACAAGTTATAGACCAGTATGATGGGGGTGTAAATTATGAATGAAGATTTTGTAGCAACAGAACCAGTGAAAAAGGAAGAAGATTTTGTACAAAGACATACGGTTGAATTTGCCGTAGCAGGAATTAAAAAGGAAATCCGTAGAGAATTAAAGGATATGCCGATTGAAGGTTTACATCTCCTTGTAAAGATGTTACAGGATAAGGATTGGATAATCTTAACAAATGTTTCTGACTTCGTGGCATTTCTCCGTTCTTTCGGTAGATTACTTCCACATGAAAAACAAGTAGAGTTATTTGATTACACACAAGATGTAGCAAAAGATGTATTGCGTGAGAAGGTAACTCGTGAACTTGCAAGAAGTTTCTCGGAAGCAATCCAAGAACTTACAAGAAAGAACATTATGGAAATGCCTACAGCAAGAGATGTTGCTGAGAAAAGTAGAAGAGCAGAAGATTTAAAAAAATGGATGATGGAAAACGCACGGAATGCGTTTAGAAAGGATGAGGAATAATGGCTATTGAACATCTCTCTCCGTCTACAGTGCAGAGTTATAGGACTTGTGGTAGACAAGTTTATTTCGCAAAGATACTGGGCGTAAAAAACCCAGTAGTCTATGCGATGACTTCTTATGGTTCTTCAATGCACGAAGCAATCGAAGCACTATATAAAGAGAAGTTAACTAAAGAAGAATTTATTAATCGGTTCGAAGATAAATGGAAAGCATACGCAAAAGATGTTACTCAATGGAAAACAGATTCTATGGAGTATCTTCTTGGTGAAGGTAAGAAAGCGTGTGAAGACTTCTATAATAACATCTACGGAAAATATGATGTTGTTGGTGTAGAAGAAAAGTTCGTAATAGATAGGGGACAGGGGCAGTTACCTATCTTGTGTTATGCAGATGCAATCACAAGAGATGGTGTGATACTGGACTATAAGTTCGGTCGTGGTCTATCAGGTATTGCCGACAGCAGGTCTTATTCCTGTAATATGGCGACTTATGCGTGGGCGTACCTTGAGTCTTGCGGTGAAGTTCCTAAGATTGCGTTCATAAAAGAACGGTGGAAGAAGAAGAAAGACAAAGACACTGGTAAATATATCTTCTCCCACGATGGGTTTGTCGTAGAGGAAAAGAAAATCTCAGCAAAAGACTTAGATTATTATAAGTCAATCTACGACAGCGTAGAAGTAGGAATACAGGCAGGTGTTTGGTTGCCTGCTCCTGATGAGTCATTCCTATGTAAGACTTGCGGATACCGACTGAACGGTATGTGCGATAGGAAGGTAGAAGAATGACGAAAGAAGAGAAAGATAAACTGCTTCGTGAAGCGGTGCTATCTCTTAATCCGTAGAGGATAAGAGAAGCAGGAGAAAAGACTGGTCATCCAGTTAGGGTAAGCGATGACAGGGAAGTCATCCAATTAGCGTCTGAAATGATTGTCTTTTATATACCTGATGCTCCAAAAGAAATCATGGCGACAGCGTTGTCCGTGCTTACTATGGGTATGTTTAAACTTTAAAATGAGAGGTGAAGAATATTGGAAAGCGTAAGTGCAAATGGATTACTTAAAAGAAATGAAGCGGTAAACCATCCGAAACATTACACGCAAGGTGGAATTGAATGTATTGATGCAATCAAGGCAGCGACAGTAAATAAAGATGGTTTTGAAGCAACACTTGTTGGTAATGTTATCAAGTATCTGTGGCGGTACGAAAGTAAGGGTGGTCTTGAAGATATCGAAAAAGCATTGTGGTATTTATCAAGATTACACAAAGAGATTGTAGATAAAACTCTTCGGTATCGTATTGTTGCGACTGAGACTGGTGCAGGATTAGAAACTCCTTGGCATACAGTGATGGCTCCAAAAGAAGGGGATATGTTTAATCCGAATAGTACAGCAAGAGCAGGGTTATTGAAAGGACTGTTAGAGCGTGGCGGTTATTGTCCGTGTCAGCCACAACAGGACAGAGATACAATGTGTCCTTGTAAGAGTTACCGTGAAGATGGGAAATGTATTTGTGGTATGTTTGTGAAAGTACCACCAAAAGAAGATGTTAAAGAAGAACCTGTAGAAACTGAGGTAGTAGAGGTGAGTAACGAAAATGCCGAAACCGAAAGCGTCGGAGTTAACACCGAGACAGAAGATAGCAAGGAATAACAAGAAGCGAGGGTCTGCTACGGAACGAGCATTAGTAAGGTTTCTTACTGAACATAATATACCTGCAAGGCGTGTCGTGATGTCAGGTGCTTTAAAGAAATATACAGAGCAACTGGCAGGTCTTGCAGAGAACTTCCGTGGCGATGTAATTATCGAGACGAAGAGCAAACCGATACGGATTGAATGTAAGTCTCGACAGAAACTTCCTGCTTATGTAGTTGGCGAGCGAAGGGGCAAGCCTTGGAATGTGAAAGAGGTAACACACTTATGTTACATCTTGACACAAGAAGAGTTTTTAACACTATGTTCCGATAATATTCTTCCTGAAGAAAGATTAAAAATCAGTGCAGAGAAATGCGGTGCACTTGTTCAATGGTTCAATCAAGATGAGTCGGAGATAGTAGCGATGAAAGAGTATGGTAAACACAAATGGTATTTTGCAGTTAAATTTAAAACTGCTTTAAAAATTGGAGGGAAATATAAATGATTACAGTAATTTTTGGTAAACCAAATAAGAGCGTTGATGTTATTGGATATGGTGTAGATTCTTACAAAGATAAAGAAGGTAAGGAAATCTGGCGTGTGTATGGTATTGTGAATGCAGGTATGCGTGGTCGGTTGGTAAGCCGTGATTCTACGGTTATCAAGGACTTCTATACAGACGATACAACGGTTGTCATCTTCCGTAGTTCCACGGTTGAAGACGCCAATAAATGTAAGGAAGCAATTGATAAAACAATTGCAAATCATTTCCCACTGTTCTCCGTGGAAGCATTCAAAGATTGGTTAGCAGAAGAAAAGAGTAGCAAAAAGGTTGATAGCGAAACGGCGGTGAAAGCAGATGGTAATTGAGTTCTCATACGGTAAAGAGTTTGATGACTTTATGGACTCCTTAAAAGGGTTTCCAAAATACAAAGATTTAGCAACTCTTGATGGTATAGGGAAACAGACAGATATGGTTGCCTTCTCAAAGAAATTCTTTGGGAACGGCGACCTTATTACTGCCGATGTATCGGTAGATAGTAACGCAAATGTAGATGATACATCAGTCATTGCGTATGAAGCAGAAGTACCTAAGCCGTTGTTTAGAGTGAATGCATATTATTTGTTATGGAAATATGGCAGGAAATTGTTTAACAATATCAAGGCGGAAGAATTATGTAAAGCACAATTCTTTAAAGATGTTTACATCAATGACTTCCATCGCTTTGCGGTATGCCCGTATTGTTTTAACTTTTCGTGTTTAGATGTGGTGTTTACTGGACTTCCGTTCGTGAAAAAGATTAAATCTAAACCACCGAAGCATTTAAGTTCTTATGTAAATCAGATGATACAGTTTGTGACTTATGCTTCGAATAGTGTGGCAGGTGCTGTAGGGTTAGCCGACTTCTTAATTTGTTTATCGTACTACTACGACAAAGAACTTTTGGCAGGAAAGATAACTGATGAAGAGGTAGAGCAACAGTTACAAAGTTTTATCTTCTCAGTAAATCAACCTTTCCGTGGTGGTCATCAATCTGCATTCACAAACGTTTCCTTATTTGATAAAAACTTTCTAAAAAAACTTTGTGATGAATACAGATTTCCTGATGGTTCAAAACCTAATCCTGAGACAGTAGATAGATTACAGAGAATGTATATGGATGTAATGAACGAAACATTAGATAACACTCCATGTACTTTTCCAGTGACGACTGCATGTTTCTCGGTAGATGAGGATAAAAATATTCTTGATGAAAAGTTTTTATATAATGTATGTGTTCGAAACTTGAAGTATGGTTGGATTAACTATTACAGCGGTTCTACATCAACCTTATCCAGTTGTTGTAGATTGCGTAGTGAAGCCGACCACGAATATTTCAACACATTTGGTGCAGGTGGTACAAAAATTGGGTCACTGTCGGTAACAACTATAAATTTACCTAGGATTGCATATGAAGAAAAACATAAACAAGTTATGTATCAACCTAAAGCAGATGTACGAGACCTGTTTATTGAGAAGTTAAAAGATAGGGTAAAGATGTGTGCAGAGATTAACGCAATCAAAAGACACATCATTAAGAAGCGTATTAAGAATGGTAATCTTCCGTTATATACATTAGGGTTTATGGATATTAAAAAACAGTATTCTACTTGTGGATTAAATGGTATTAACGAAGCCGTAGAGATTTGTGGTTACGATATCTTAACCGAAGAAGGACAAGAGTTTGTTAACCGAATTTTAACTACGGTTAACGAAGTTAATAAAGAACAAGAGAAACGGTTCGGTTATCCGCATAACTGCGAACAGACACCAAGTGAGAACAGTGCGATTAAGTTGGCACAATCTGATGATATCTTAGGTTACAACAGACAATACCAGTTCTACAGTAACCAGTTTATTCCGTTGACAGTCCAGACCGACTTACTTAATAGAATTCTATTACAAGGTAAGTTTGACCACTTAATGACAGGTGGAGCAATTATGCACATCAATATTGCGGAACAGATTGAAGATGTAGAAGACCTTGTGAAACTTGTAAAGTCTTCGGTGAAACACGGTGTAATCTATCAAGCCGTAAACTATGTTATCAATGTATGTGAGGATGAACACGTAACAGTAGGCAGAGATTTACAGGAATGTCCTATCTGTGGTAAACCTATCACGGATAAACTTACTCGTGTGGTTGGTTTCTTAACTAATACAAAGAACTGGCATATGAAACGGAGACAATTTGATTTTCCTGAAAGGAAGTTTTACTGAGGTGTATTATGATATATGTAATCACCAATTGTACAGAAGAGGATTACAAAACTCTTTCCACACATCTCTTTAAACGACAGATAGTATTACTTTTTAAAGACGGAGTGGCGAAAATCGGTATAGATATTAATACACTTTTTGATTTATCCTTTGTCGCTGCTTCATTAAAATGTAGTTTTCTTTTTACACCATTTGCTTTTGAACATAATGGTTAGAAATATCACACATTAAAGATAGTGAGGGATGAAGATGAAGATAAGAATAGCAGGAACAGAGTTCTCGTTAAAACGTAAAGCGTTCGAGATTTACATACAGGGATGTTCAAGGAATTGCAAGGGGTGTCACAATCCCAGTACACATGATTTTAATGGTGGCAGGGAAGTGGAGATAAGTAGATTCTTTAAAGACCTTGATAAAAAATTAAGACCATTTATTAATGATGGTCTTATAAAAAGAATCTATGTGAGTGGTGGTGACCTCTTGTGTTGGGACGAAGCCACCGTGAAAGAGTTCGGTAATTATTTGATGTTATATTTTGTAGATTTAGAAACTTGGTTGTTTACTGGTGCAGAACCCGAAGAACTTCCGTATTGGATTTGGTGGTATTTTTGGGTAGTGAAGTGTGGTCCATATAGAGAAGATTTACGCAATCCTGATGGAACATTTCCTGCAAGCAGTAATCAAAAACTTGTAGTGTTTTACAAGTTACCAAGAGATTATTTTAACGATATAGAATTTCAGGGGGTTAAAACATGGAGTTAAAATTTAAACATACACTGGGTGGATTAAAGACACCGAAGTTAGAAAATGGAATGATTAATATCTACGCTACAGAAGATGTTTTAATCAGTCCATCAGAAAGTAAATATATTAAAACTGGAACTGCATATGAAGTTCCTGAAGGATATGCTTTAGTAGTTATTCCAGTTGCATTAAGAGTAAGTCTTCGCTTTGCTAACGCAATCGTAGTTCTTACAAACAAAGACAAAGAAGAATTAGGTATTTTGATTGATAATGTAATCCCACGGTCATATAGAAACGACCAAACCGTTGGTTACTTCTTAATTAATGGTAGTTATGTGAAAGATTATCAGAAAGGTTATCAACCAATTAATACAATTTTAATTCAGAAAGGCGACCTTATTGGTAAAGCGTTCTTAGTTAAAATGGAAGAACCAACCATCTCTCGTACTACAAAGAAAGTACAGGAGAAGAAAAATGAAACGGACGAGTAGTGACACTTTAGAAACAATTGTGTAGGAAGCAATCGAACGAGAAAAAAGAATCAATAAAGAGCATCCTGAACGCAACGGATACGGAATGATTTAGGGAGAAGCCGATGACCTTATCAAACGCATCCGTGCGTTGGAAGCAAAAGAGGAACTGGCACAAAGAACCAAAGGTGGACGGATAACGCAACGCATTCGTCTTACTAATTCAGATAAGATTTATTCTCGTTCACCTGAAGAAGTAGCAATCCATAACCTATATAAACAGAAAGTTAATAAAGCCGAAAGGAAATTCTTTGATGATTTGTCAGCAAGAAGCAAAGAGATTTATAACCGTAGAGAACAAGGAGAGAAGTTTACCGACATAGGTAAGATAGTCGGTCTCCATATTTCCAATGTCTCACGGAACTATTACAAGTCTCTAAGCCAACTCCGTGAAGAATTAAAAAAGACATTAGGAAAGGAGATATATTACAATGGTTGTTGAAGTACCTATAGCCAATAAACACTTATAGATGGAAAAAGATTTTACTTCCTTATGTAAAGAAAAAGGTTATGATGTTATTGATTTATCTTACCATCATAATTATAGCGATGAAGCAGCGGAAGCATTACGGAGAGATTTCTCTCCTGCTTCCATGTCTGTAAGAGTTAGTCCTGATATGTTAATACAAAAGTCAAGAGATGGTCTTTATAAAAGTAGTTTTGTAGAACTCAAAACAGGGAACTCTTCCGTAATGCAGATGGAAGCATTTCAACTCCTGCAGAATAAAGTCTTACAAAAAACAATTAAGACACCATGCCTTTATGTTTATCGTGGTAAACTTTCTGACGATGAGATGATAGCATGTTACGCTGAAGATATAAGAGTGAGTCAATTAGTTATCCCTAACGCATTAAAGAATAAGTTCCTTCGCCCAATTCTTTTACGGTCATTCGAAGTACCACTTAAAGAAAGAGAATATATAAATGGTTTTTCCAACGACCCTTATGTTGAAGTAACAGACTTAACAAACTGGTTTCCTGTAAGTGAATATCTAAATTAAAAAGCAGAGTGCATATCACACGCACCCTGCTTCTTTTTTTTATTCCAATCCAAATGCTTCCTTGAAAGTTTTTTCAGTTTCCTCATCAACTTTATCAATGACATTCATACAAGTCGGATAATGCTTATTAAAGATTTCACGGAGACGCTGTACCGCTTCTTTATGTTTCATCATTTCGATAAACCAAATCTTTTTAATACCTTTAGGGTCGCCATCCCTTTCTAAATCTTTAACGTGATGCTCCGCCTTCAAAAACCATTCGTACTCAAACTCATACCAACTTAATAAATCAGCAAACATACATATCACACTCCTTTACCAATTCTCTACATAGCGTTCAAACTGTTTTGCTTTATAAATTTTTTCAAAGTGTTTTATCGCTTCGTTAATATAAGCCTTGATGTAAGAGAGGTCAACATTAGTTAATCTCTCGTAGTATGTTACCTTATCCCTCATAGTTAATAACCGATTATACATGTTAGTTGTTGCGTCAATCTTTAATTTCTTTTCTTGTGCTGCCTTTATAAAGTGCAGCGTTAACTCTTTGAGATTCCCAACAATATCTTCGCTACCATCTAATTTATTAATTTCATCTTTAAAATTTTCCTTAATCTCATCGAGCAATGCTTTAACAATAACCCTTCTATTTTCTGCTGTATCTATTACATCAAGGTCAACAACTTCTAACCCCGGAAAAGAAACAAGAGTCTTTTCGTATGGATTCCATTCGTTAAGTTTATCTTTTGGAATAAACAAAACACCCCCATTCTCCCTAACGAATAAACCAAAACATTTACCACAAACTTTAATAATAGAATGACGAATTTCTTTCACCGACAATATTCCATTTTCTTTTTTCTTTCCCTTTTGAATAGGAATGAACTCATGAAGAATACCATTCATTTTTGCTTTATCAAAGAACTCTTTCCAACTAATTTTAATATCACTTCTCATTGAATAGATAAACATTTTCCCTAACAACTTATCCATTTTTATTCGTCTCCTTTCGTATATTATAAATTCAAATTTTGGGAATGCTCACTTACACAAACCACGAACATTTTTGTATAAATATTAAAAACCTACAAAAAACAACCTCACAAAATCGCCTGTATTGCGTTTTCAGAGAGAGGGTAGGGGTAGTAGTACCCCCAAATAAACCCACCCTCAGAAACGATATTGCAATACACAATAAACTTAAGATAACACGATGTTTTTTTCTTTTGTATGAAGTACACAAGTCTTTATTAAGAACGAAGACGGAAGCATTCCATCTACGCAATCATACAAATCAATCTCAACACTATACAATCCATCTCCCTCTTTAATTAAGGTACAATATGGTTGGTCGGCACAAATTATAAATTCCCCTAAGTCGTCTATTAAATCATCAATTATAAAGTAGGGAAACTCATCACCATCATATTTAAACTGAAACTCATATGTATACCTCGGAAGAATTTCATCAACAAACCCCTTGTTATATAAAAACATTTCATCGCACCCAAACTCAGGGATAAAGTAATTATTTTTTTCTAAATAACTTTCATTCGAAGCAAAGAACCCATCTTTGTCGGTCAACCAATCACCAAACATTATTACTTTAAAATTAGGCATAAACAATAAGAACACATTGCCTAAATCATTAATCAACTTCTTTACTCCATCGTTCTCAATACACTTACCTTTAACAAGAGGAAATAAAACTTGTTGAGTGAATGCCATTGTATCAGAGTACAAACTATTTAAACCTTCCTTTGGAGAATAATCTGCAAGGATTCCATTATGCATAACACAACCAGTCTTTGAAATACCTTGTAATCTATGCAACTCTTTTATATTGTTATGAATTTTAAATGGATGACAATTTTTCGGAACGACTTCACCGCTCGTTGCGATTCTACAGTGAACCGCCCTTGCTAATCTATCATCAAGTCCATCCCAAAACTTTTTCATCTCATCGTAATTCATAAAACCTTTTTGGAAATTTACATTTCCTTTCCAGTCGTAGTACATAATTCCTGCACCATCGGCATTGTTTTTAAAAGCATTCCTTAAAAACTTTTCTTTAATTTCTTTTTTAGGTGGAGCATATAAGATAACACACATACCTATCATTCCTTTCTTAAAATATTTTTTTAATAAGAGACTGGGTTAAAACCCAGTCTCATTATTATCAATAATACCAATCTTCATTCCGTAGTTAACAAAGTCTTCGTAACCATAAGCACGGATTGCAAAATCTACGAAACTATACAGGTCAATTTCCATTGCTTTCTCTAAACTATCACAAGCCTTCACAAGTCTTGCGAACATATCCACGAACTCAAGCGTTGCGTAGAAGGTCTCGATATTAAGAGTGCCACGGAAGATTCTAAACTCGATTGTATCACTCCGTGAGAAGTTGATTGCCTTGTATCTATCACGGCGGTTATAAACTTCTTTATTACTCCATTTTTCGTTATACTTACCAATATCTTTAATCGTTACTCCGTCATCTTCACCATTAATTTGACAATAGTTATAACTAAATCTACGGCTAAATTTCTTAATCCAATCAATATTATTTTTCAGGACGATAAACATCGCACCTTCAATTTCAGTAGAACTTAATTTACTACCATTGAAGAACTTACGGTCAATATGAACATGGAGTCCGCAAGTACCACCATCATGCCCACGATACCCAAACTGTAAAGCCGTATCAAAAGCATTTCCCCATTCTAATTTGTTTTGATGACTTACTAAATTTGCAGGACAACTAATCAACTCAAACCCGTCATCAAGTGAACCATCTTCACAAGCCACACAATACTGTTCACCCAGTGCTTCTTTAATAGATTGAATTTTCTCTTCATCTTTTCCGCCCTTATCCATCTCTGCTTCGACACCGAGAAGAGGGTCAACCTGGCGAGTAGATTCTCCCAAATACGGCATATCGTAATCCGATTCGTCTCCGTCAAAGTGATAAGAGTGAAGAACATTGTTTTCTTCGGGACGATAGCAATTTTCACAATAAACACCATCATCTGTATAATATGCTTCGTCTACATGAACGATACAACCGCAGTCATTACAATATGAGTAGTCTTCTCTACAACTAGAACAAATATGCATAGATTCTCCATATTTATTTTCACCTTCCATACCACCGCCGTAATGACAGTCGTCACTATAATAGTGAGAGGCGTTATGCCAATCTCCGCACTCATCGCATTGATAAGCCATACCTGTATTGGTACAGTCGTAACAGAACACCGAGTCTTCTATTGTTATAATTCCCTCATCGGAACTTATATCAATCCATTTTCCGCAATACTCACACCGTTCCATGTTTTCTTCTGCATATTCTTTTGAATACACATAATCATTCACACCGTAAAATAATGACGCTGCCCAGTCGCTTCCAATTTCAAAACACGTATCTTCGAGAGTTAACGGCTTACCCGTTGCGTGGCACACATAAATTATATATTGTCCATTGTGTGACGCTTTACTTTTTACTAATACATTGTTTCCGTCAACATCAATCGCTTCTTCAAAATCTTCGGGATTATAAGCAATATCCGTAGTCTTATACTCATCCCAAGCCTTTTCTAATTTAATACCCATAATAAATCCTTTCTCCCTTTCGGGACATTTAATATATAATATTTTTCTTTGGTAATCATATTTACCATCGCACCGCCCTTCGTTGGTTAATAAAACTCTCACATAAAATCAACCATTAGCAGGACGGTGTATCGTAAATACCACCACCTTGTAACACATATTAAACCATTACTATCAAAAAAATATTATTTCCATTTAAATGCGTTATGAATGACACTTTCTACAACTTCTTTGTTGCCAGTCGCTTCTGCAATATTCCTACTATATTTATCGTATAAATACATTGTACAGAACGCAGCAGCGTATTCCCTATCGCTCATCAAGATATCTTCTAAAATCTTATTTTGAAACTCTTTTACGGCTTCCGTATTTTCCTGAATAGACAGTTCAAAAAGAGGGAAGATGTAATTAATCTTTTTGTGCCTTAAATCGTTAGAATACAAATAACCATAAATAGTACCATACGCTTCGACAATTTCTTTTTTCAACATAAAACTCACACTCCTTTATAATATTATTTTTATTGTGGTACAGTTCCCACGTTTGGCGACCCCTTGCGGGACCGCCTACCTAAAAACCCTACCGCATGTTTTCTTTGAAGTCTTCTCTTGCTTGCTTTTCCCATGCGTCTACATCTTTACTACCACCCTTGAAGTGGTCAGAGACCATCCGACCAATTCTATAAGCGGTTGTTGTTGCGGTATACGCCTCACCCTTGAATGCCTTTTTCTTTTCGGAATTTGTTTCTTTTTCCACCAAAACATCACACCATAACTTTTTCATAACCATGTCACGATACAGTAACCCTAATTCGTCCTTCAACGTCATGATAATTCACGCTCCCTTATTTAATATTTTTTGTGGTAATTTCCACGCATACCGCCCACGGATTGTGAGCGGTAAACCTAAAAATTAATCAATAAAACTATGCCTCACAACATGTGATGTATCGTATATATCGCTCAACTTATACCCCAACCGAAACAACCTACGAAGCCTTTTTGCTTCTTCTTTTGCTTCTTCTTTTGTCCCGAAGCCGATGATATCCTCTTCTTTTGTTGTTTCAATGTGCCCGTTAAAAGTTACATAATATCTGTCACGATAACATATTGACTTCTCAACTCTTACTCTTACTTTTTCCTTTTCCATAATTTTTACCAGTCCTTTCATAAAATATTTTTTTGTTCGTGATTCTCACGCATACCCCTCACTTAATAAGTGAGAGGTAAACCTGATAATCATGCTACGCCTTTAGCATAGTATTTATCAATCTTTTCCCGCCATTCTTTTTGCGTCTTTTTGTCGTCAATATCTATTAATCCGAAATTAAAAACATAGGCCCGGATTTTTCCTTTTTCCATTTCTGCATAATAGTTATTCAATGCTCCGCATTTTTCGGCCAACTGCTCCAAAAAAGCCAACTCCAACGCATTGGCACCGATTCTTGATGTATACCATTCAGCCGTGATATTATCTCCCTTTTTCTTCTCTTTTTTCACCATCAATTCGTAATAAATTTTGTCGCTCTGTACTGTAACTGCCCTGTGGATAACATCATCAATAATTTTTAACATAATAAATACCTCGCTTTCTTTTATTAAAATATTTTTATTTTTTGCGGAACTGCTCCGCTTTTCAACTATATTATACCATATAACACAAACTGAGTCAAATATATAAAATATGTTTCTATTTTTGCTCCGTTGTCTCTTTTTCTCTACCTTTATTATATCATATGTTTCAAAACTTGTTCCCGAACAAAAACCCCTGCAAAAAACCCCTACAAAATATATATATTATAGAAGAATTTTTTATTTTTTTATCGGAGGTGATTCCCTATGAGGAAAATCAATACCAAGAAAAAACTCACGGAAACACAAGAAAATTTTTGTGAACTTTATGCCCGACACGCAGGCGACATTAACAAAATCTGCATTTCGTTACATATAACCCCATCACGAGCAACTCAAATTTTAGAGCATCCGCTTGTTAAGGAGCGTATAGCCCGAAGCGTTGAGAGAGCCCGCCAAAAGATTGAGGCAGCAACCCCACACTTGGTAAACCTTGCATTGGAAATGGTAAACGACCCCGACCTAAACCCAAAAATAAAGGCGAGTCTGCTTGATTCCCTTCTTGACCGTGCAGGCGTTGCATAGCCGAAAGAACCCCCAATCCAAATTAATCTCAACTACGAGATATAGGACAGAGCAAGACAAATTTTAGCCGAACGGATAACGAGCGGAACGCCCTTGACCCCTACCCCGCAAACCATATCAAGTGCTGAGTCTAACGGCAAAACGCTTGATTCTGCCATTGCAAATCCAAATGGTTGACAAGTGCTGAGTCTTATCGGTAAACGCTATGCAAACGCTATGCCCTACCCATCGCTACCCCCTGCCCTTGCTAATTTCAGAATTGTCTGAAAATTTACCTATACTATTATAAATGATTGATAACGATTGACGAAACGCTATTTTATAACCATTCAATACCAAATGATTGACAAAACGCTATTCGCTCACCCTCATCTTTAAAAAACACTTATTAAAAAACGCTTTTTAAAAATGAAGAAGAGGGGAGAGGGGGAGTCCCCCCCCCTCTATTCCTGATATCCTTCATAGGGAACATAACTGGAGTCAATATCTTGTCTAAACCTTTTCACCGCATGACGCCAAGAGGTTGTACCAATATCTCCCTTTTGTCTATAAGATAAAATTTCATCCAACACCAAAAACCGCTGATAGAATTTTTCTCTATCTTCTTTTGCTTTTTTCTTCTGTTCATCTGTTGCTTTGTTACTACTCAATACTAAATCACAGAAGGACAGAGCCTCATTCACACACCATAACATCTCTTTTGCTTTTTCTGTTGTTGTTTTTGCCATAATAAGCCTCCATTTTCTACTATTAAATATTTATTATTCTTTGTGGAACGATTCCCACATTGTACCGCCTTGCCCCTTTAGGCGGTATATCTGGTAATCCTTCTTAGAACTCAATCTCACGCTGTGAAAGAACCTTTACTTCTCCCGCTTTAATCTTTGCGAGGAGTGCCTTTCTATCCATGTCACACCACGGAGTCGGGAGATATTCCCGAACGAACTGCCAAAAATACTTGACAGTCGTTTTACTGCGATTCCAGTCTTCTCCAAGAGTGAGAGTCTTTTTCTCTTTGTCCCACACCGCACAAACGCTGTTGTACGACTGGAAACTGCGTTCCCGACTACTTTCCACTACATACTGATTCTTTACTGCTAAACCCGTGCGACCTTCCATAGAATACACTTTACTACCCATAATAAAACCACCTTTCTGAAATTAATATAATTTTATTTTTTTGAGGCCGCTGCCTCTTTCTATTATTATTATATACTACAGAACAAACTTTGTTCCCGAACAACCCCGAGAGGGGGGGAGAGGTATTTTACCTCTCCGCACTTTTTCCCGCAACTTTTCCCGTAACCTTTTTTGCCTTAACGGGAATACAAGGAACAATCGCTACAACCTTTGACCCGTCGGCGAAGTCAAACATCATCCAGTCGGCCTTGCTCTGTGCTTCTTTTAACGACTTTGCCTCAATCATCTTGACTCCTTCTTCTTCTCCAACTTGTACTAATTTTTTAGGCGGGGGAGCGATAACCACGTTGCCAACCTTTAACGGCTCTCCAACTTCTTCCACCTTGTACACGGGGCGAGAGTAAAACACATTGAACTTTTTCATACCTTTTTTTCCTTTCTTTTACTTGTCTTGTGTTACTTGTTTTGTAAGTCGTGTTTTTCCTTACACCTTTATTATAGCATCAATAGCGGGAGATGTTCCCGAACTACCTAACCGAGATTTATATAAATTATATTTATATTTATATAAATGTAATTAAATGTTTATATAGTGTTTTTATAAAATGTTTTATAAAGTGTTTTTATTTTTTTATTTTTGTATTTTTTTTGTTTTGTTGTTAATTATAATTATATATAATAATGTAAATGAGACAGTTATGTCATCAATTAAAATAGAGGTGGGTAAATAATATACTTAGGTAACTTTACCAAAAAACTTTTCCGCAAAAAAATCCAAAAACAGACCCTGCCCACAAAAATTTTTTATAAAAATTTTTAAACTCCCTCGAAAAATGTGTAAAATATGCATAAAACTCGCTATAAAAATGTGCATAAAAAAAGAGCAGGGCGAAAACCCTGCTCAGGTGTGTATTATTTATTTACTTTTTCTTTAACGATTCAAACCAATTAATCCAACCGTCTAAGTCTGAATTCCAGTGTTCAACAACTTGTTTCTGTAGATTTTCATCTCCGTAATCTTTGATGACATATCCCCCTCTTAATTTTAGTAAGAGTACTTGGAACTCACGATTAACATCATCTAAGTCTCTGCCTATTAAGTTTAAGTAGGATTTACGCATTGTATCACCCCCTTTCTTTTACTTATGATACCACGAAATAGAAAAATGGTCAAAAGATACTATGGGTTAAAAATTTTTTATAAAATTTTGGCGAAGGGGAGACATTTTATATAATTAGAATATTCTGAAAATTTCGGAACTAACATCAACCGACATTTAAAATCCAAAACAATTCCTAGTACCACGGAGGGAATTAACATATAATAGTGTAACAAATGTTACACTTTTTTAATGTTTTTTACTTCAAATAGACTTGTCTACAAAACTATCGCAAATTTTTTGCAAAAATTGTATTATTTATAGGAACTATAAATAATAAAAATGATATATAAGAAAATATAATTGATTATTACTACGAGTGATAACGAGTAGTAATATCGAAGATAAAAAATGAATTGATAAAAAGTTTGGTAAAGATTAATGAAATACTATTCCATTTTTTATCCGTGGTAAAAATATGAAGTAATAAATAACGGAGAGTTCCAATGATTATAAATGGCCGCGGCCATGTTAACATATTTAGCCGTATTAATTATTATTTCATATAAAATATATTTATTCCGTGGTATAACTTGACTGGTAGGAACTGGTCGTGCGGGTCGGAACTTACCTAATAAGTAAGACCGTTGGATACTGGTCTTGTAGAGCGTGAGTAAATTACAAACGCATGATTTCTTGGGTATCCAAAATGAGGTATTTTATGCTTAAACCATTAAGTTATTTTGTAGTAGTAACGGTACAATAATATTCTTGCCGTAGTAAAAGATGGATGAAACGACTCAGGTTCGCCCTGGGTTACCACCACCACTCGCAAAAAAGTGGTGGTTTTTGTATTTATTATAAGGCAGTGTTGTGAACGGATACTTCAATTAATTCTAGGAAAATTTTTTAATCACCGTTCCTAATTTTCTCCTTATGATGTATTTACCTTCGGGTAATAGGGGGTAATATGGCAGAAAAAATTGTAGGTTCTAAGAGACCTACCCAAAAGAAAGATAAGACTTGGGGAGACGAAGGTTTTACTGGTTATATTTATTACGGTTGTTACAAATACAAAGTCGTGTTTACCAACCAAGACAATTTTGATAAATTTATGGACACATCTCCGTTAGGGAGAGTGTATGGTGCGGTATGCTACGATGATTAGATTATAGTAATCGCAACGAATGTAACCGAGCAAATGAAGAGATTAACGCTTTGGCACGAACTAATGCATATCGTATTAGAGAACAATAATATAAATGATGGAAGGTCTGAGATTGGAGTAAAGAGTGAAGGTTTTGTTGATACACTCGCTTCTCGTGTATATGAGTTAACCACGAGAAATCCTGAGATGATGAGGTGGCTACTTAAATGACAGAGGAGCAAGAGTTATTTGCTCAACAAGAAGCGGAAGCACTTCAACTCGCCTATGAATCTATCGTAGATTTTCGTAGGATTTATTTGCCCAGTCCAGACGATTGTGACCCTGCTCCGTTCCATCACGAGTGGTCTGACATCCTACTTCATGGCAAAAAACACTTTGCTATTGAAGCGTTTCGTGAGTCGGCTAAATCAGTATTAGTAATTCGTGCACATTCTTTATATCGTTTGGTTTTTCCATCAACTGATTATAATTTTATAGTTATTATCATGGCAAACCAAACATTAGCGTCCGCTCGTTTAAAAGACTTGGCGGACGAATATTTAACCAACCCGAAACTCTGTTCAAATCTTGTCAAGGTGGTTAAGAATAATGATAAAACATTTGAAGTTGTAGTTAAAGATATTCGTGGTTAGCGTATCAATGTTCGTATTGACGCTTACGGCAAAGGTTCTTCCGTCAGAGGTCTGTTACATAGTGAGACTCGTCCAAAACTAATTATTATAGACGACCCTCAGGACTTAGAGGACATGGGTTCTGATACAGTATTAGAGAAAGATTATAACTGGTTTTTATCTGATATTGCGTTCTTAGGTAAGAAAAGTCGTATCTTTATGATAGGAAACAACCTTGGTGAATCTTGTCTCATTGAGCGTGTGATTGCGAATAAAGAATATCTTGGTTTCCAGACAGAACGAATTCCGATTATAAAAGACGGAAAGTCTGCTTGGGAATCAAAATATACTATAAAATTTATTGAGGACGAAAGAGAAAAGTACGAAAAAATCCATAAGATAGATATTTGGTATCGTGAAAGAATGTGTATGGCATTATCCCCTGAGAACCAAATATTTAAGAATGAGTATTTTAGGTACTTTACTTGGAAAGACCTTCGTCTTTACGACCTCAATATTTATATGACGGTCGACTTGGCTATCAGTCAAAAGAAGACCGCTGACTACACCGCAATTATGGTTGTTGGTGTAAATAAATAGAACCACTGGTTCATTTTAGACTGTTGTTTTGGTAGGTTTGACCCTTCTGAAACAATTGATAATATATTTAAAATGGTAGGTAAATGGTCGCCACAAAAGGTAGGCGTGGAAAAAGTAGCATACCAAGCAGCACTATCCCACTTTTTAATGAAGGAGATGCCGAAGCGGAATATGTTTTTTACGGTTACACAATTAAAGGCACAACGGCGTAAAGAAGAGCGTATTTCCGCATTACAACCAAGATTTACTTCTGGTTCAGTCTGGGTCCCTGAAAATGCAGGAGACTGGTGGAAAGAACTTCAAAGCGAAATGTTGGCGTTTCCTAATGGTATACACGATGACCTTTTAGACGCACTGGCTTATGTAGAACAGATAAGCGAAACACCTATCAAAAGAAGAGGAAACTTTGTTAATTCACTTTATGCAGGAGCAATGTAACAGGGGGTGGATGAATGCCAGGAACTTTTGACCCAGAAATTCTGCAACAAGATTTACTTGCACAACAACCACAAGTGGAATCTGGCATGGGTTATGGTGAATTAAACCCACCTGAGCCGATGTCTCAAGCAGAAGGAGTAATTGCACAAAATCCGACCGAGTAGAAAGAAATTGTGACAGAATACGGTATTTCTGAAGAAAAATTAGAAGAAATCCGTGAGAATGTTACGAGAGAAATCGAGAGGGCGGATAACTATTACGAAGAAGAAATTGAACCGATGGTTATTAAAAGACATAAGGTTTATGAAAGCGATGCGGAGTATTACAGAAGAAAGTACCCACATTTAACAAATATCAGTGATGTCACTGCCAGTGACTTCCATGATACGGTTGAATGGGCGATACCTTCTTTGATTAAAGTTTTCTTCGGTAACGAAGATATTTGTAAATTACAAGGTGCTAATAGTGAACAAGACGAGAGAGCGGCCGCTGCACATTCTGAATTAATTAAATACCAATTAGAACGGTGCAACGAAGGGTTCTTGATTTTCTATGACTGGATTAAAAATAGTCTTATCGACAATCTTGGTATTGTGAAATGTTACTGGGAAAGAGAAGAGACTATTGAACCAAAAACAATAGTGGCAAGTCAGAGGGAGTTATACGAATTACAGTTAAATCCCAAGATTACCATTACTAATATTGAAGAAAAAGCACCTGATGTTTTTTAGGTTGATTATGAAGAAGTAACTAATATTACCAAAAATCAACCAAAACTCGAAGTAGTTCCACCGTCTGAATTCCGTTTCAATCCTGAAGCAAAGTCTTTGGAAGATGTTGACTTTGTGGCACACAGAAAGATTGTTAAACTGGATTACTTACGGCGTAGAGAGAGGGAAGGGGTTTTTTAGAATATTGACAAAGTTCTCGAAAGCACTGGTGCTTCTGGTACTTACACGAGAACCAACTATGACGAAGAGTTAAATCCACGGGCATATATGAGAAGTTCAGATATTGGCGTAGAAGACGCTAAGAAAGAATTCTTGTTATATGAATGTTATGTGAAGACCGATATAAACAATGACGGTATTCTTGAAGATTTAATTGTTACGATGGTGGATAAAAAGACCATTGTGAGATTAGAAGAGAATACGATGGGTCGTCATCCGTTCTTCGTCATTAGTCCTATTCGTGACACAGCAAGACTGTTTCCAAAGCGTGGTATTGCGGACTTAGTAGGAGAACTGCAAGACTTAAATACGGCGTTTTTGAAACAGATTATTTATAATATTGCGGTCAACAATAATAAACAGGCTTTTGTGAATGTGGATTTAATGTTAGACCCAAGCGAGTTTATTGACGGTAAGAAAGCAGTCCGTATTACGGGAGACCCAAGACAGGCTGTTTATTACACGCCAGTAGAATAGTTACAACCTCAGGTATTCCAATTCTTAGAATATATGAATACCATGAAAGAAAACAGAACTGGTATCACAAGATACAATCAAGGTATGGATGCGAACAGTCTGAACAAGACAGCAACTGGTATCACTCAGATTATGAATGCTTCTAACCAGAGATTAGAGTTAATTGCTCGTATTTTCGCTGAAACTGGTATTAAACAGTTGTTCCGTCATATGATTAAGATGAACCAAATGTATATTACAGAACAGACATTCATTCGTATTACTGATAAACCGAAGCCAATTTTCCCTGAAGATTTGGAAGGTACGATTGATATTGTTGTTAATGTTGGTGTAGTTGCAGGTAGTAAACAGCAACAGGCACAATCTATGTAGTTATTGTTAGGTATGTACCCACAATTACTGCAGGCAGGGTTGGCAACACCAGAGCATGTGTCTTATGCGTTTGGTCGGTTGGTAGAAGCATTAGGTTATAAAAATGTATCCGATTTCATTTTTACGCCTGATGTTTTGCGTGAAGCACAGATGAGAGGAATTCCACCACAGATGTTAATGATGTTGAAATACCAACAAGAAACTGGTCAAACACCACCTGCTTTACCTGAAATGCAACAGAATATGATGTAGAACAAGATGGCTTAGGCAGCGTAGAATGCAGGTGTATACCAAAGACAACAGATGGAACAGCAACCACAACAGGGTCAGCAAGCACCGAACCCTGATGCAGGGGCACCTGAAAATGCAGGATTGAGTACACAACAGTTTATCCAACGGATTGCTCCGCAACCAGAAGCGTCCAATCCTGATAGACGAGATGGAGTATTTTAATTATGAGACCTTTGAAAACAAGAGAAGAATTAATTGAAGAAGGTTATCACGCTGAAGCAGCGTTAGTTTTTCTTCGTGGTTTTTTCAAAGAAGAAAAAGAAAAACAGTTACATTTGTTAATGACTTGCCCTGCCGATGCAATGCCAGAACGCAGGGCGGTTGTTAAATATATTAATTCATTAGAGTCTTTAATGCTTGAGAAAGTTAGAACAGGCATTATGAAGGCAACCGAACAAGTTGAAACAAACACTCGGTAGGAGGGCTAATGGAAATTTTAGAAAACACTAATGTCGATGACCAACAGGTCGAAACTCAGCAAGTGGAACAACCCGATACTGGGACTCCACAGAATGACGAGCAAGATAACACCCCTGAATTCGGTCTTGACAAAGACGGTAACTTCGTTTGGAACACGGATGAGTATGACAACAAGTATCCTGAAGAGGACTCCGAAGAAGACTCTAACCAACAACAGGAAGAACCTGCTGATGGGAACGAGCAATAGGAACAACCAACGCAAGAGAACGATGACAACTCTAATACCGATACCCAGACAGAAGAACCAAAGTTTAAAGTAAAAGTTGATGGTGAAGAAATTGAAGTTACTCAGGAAGAATTACTTCGTGGGTATATGCGTCAAAAGGACTACACGCAAAAAACTCAGCAGTTGGCAGAACAACGGAAACAGTTTGAGCAGTACAGACCTCAGCAACAATTTCAACCACAACAGCAGGCACAACAACCACAATACCAACCAGAACAACAGCAACAGTCTACAGATTTGAACGCCATGGCAAAAGAGATTGCTGCTAAAAGTTTAGGGTTGGAAAGTGTAGATGACCTGTCAGAATTAGATTTTAACCACATCACTGCCGTGGTAGAAGCCAAACAGGCTTTGTTAAACCAACGGAATTAGATGATGTACAGACAACAGAATATCAACAACCTTGAAGAACAATTGCGTAGCGAAGAGCCTAAATACGATGAAATTATGTCTCGACTGGGAGACGCTATTCAAAACTTGCCAGTTAATAAATATAATAAATTGTAGCGGGCTTACAATGAAGGTAACCCCGAACCGTTGCGTGAGTTCTTTAAGGAGATGTAGAAAGACTATTACGCTCAATCTATTCAGAAGGTAGAACAGAAGAAAAAGCCAGTAGTTCCCAAAGTGGAACATACAGCCAACACTCCTGTTACGCCATCTAAGAAGGGTGTAAGGATTGACTACAACAAATTTGGTCACATGACTACTGACCAAAAAGCAAAAATCTTGTTAGAAATGGGGTTACTGGATTAAATATAAAATTTTTGAGGTGAATTTAAATGCCAACTATTCATGCAAATTATGCTAACACTTACGAAGCCGTAGGTAATCGTGAGGACTTGCTTGATATTATCACTAATATTTCCCCAGACGAAACTCCTTTGATGAACAAGTTTGGTCGGTCTAAAGTTACTGGTATGGTACACTCTTGGCTGACTGATACTCTGCCAGACCCAATCGTTAACGCACAGAAGGAAGATGCTGCGTTTACCGAAACCCAGTCTATGCCTCGTGAAAAAGAGTACAACTATGTACAGATTTTCATGCGTGATTGCAATGTAACCGACTCTCAGGAAGCCGTCCTGAAAGCAGGCGTTAAGTCTGAAATGGCTTATCAACTGGCAAAAACCTTGAAGGCTATTGCTCTGGATGTTGAAAAGGCTATTGTTACCAATTCTACCAGAGTTCGTGGTGGCGAAGGTGGAGTTCCTGGCGTAAACTATGATGCAGACAATAACGCCAATACCGAAGGTCCAGTTGCTTTGCCACAGGCTTCTGTTATGGGTGGTGTTCCTTTCTTTAACACTGTTAACACGGTTACTGCTCCTGCTACTGGAGAATTAACTGAACCATTGTTAAATGACGCCATTCAGAAGGCTTGGGCTAAAGGCGGTACTCCTGATATTTGTGTAGTTTCTGGTAAAAATAAGAGAACTATCTCTGAGTTTACTGGTAATGCTACTCGTCAGAGAAATGCCGACAGCACTAAAATTAAACAAATTGTTGATGTATATGAAAGCGATTTTGGTCTGGTAAACATGGTTCTGCACCGTCTGCAACCTAATACTCGTGTTGACCTGTTGCAGACTGAATATTGGAAACTGGCTTATTTAATTCCGTTTAAGACCTACGACAAACCTAAAACCTCTTTGGTTAACGGTAAGGTTGTTACTGGTCAATTGACTTTGGAATGCCGTTCTAAGGAAGCAAATAGTGCTATTACTGGTCTCGCTGCTTCTTGATAACGGCGGGGGGAAACAGTGGCTGATGGTTTTATTACCAGACAATGGTTAGATTTAAGTGACGATAGAAATTATCGTCTTATTAATTAGTATGACACAAGTGAACTCGACAAAGCGAATGCAGAAGAACGCAAGGAAAAACAGACTGGCAAATCTTTTCGCCATGTCTGTGCAATTCCTGCGTTTGAATTTGCGAGAGACCCTTTGTTAAAACAATATCTATTCTATTGTGAGGCGAAAAACGGGGACGCTGCTCGTAGAGTTCTTAGGACTTTCTTAGCGTTAAATCCATAGTATCGCACAATGGATGACGCATTTTAACAAGGGGGCGAAAGCCCCCTTATTTTTATTTATGGGGGTTAAATATGACTGGACAATAGATTATAAATATGTGTTCTGCAATTATTAAACGCCAAGACTTAAATACAAACCTCTTGTTAATGTTCGTTAATTAGCAACGGAAGTTTATTTTACGTTCTAATTATTTATATAAAGTTCAAAAATGGATTACTGGATTTGAACCTGAAGATGGATTTGTGACTACCGATTTACCTACAACCAGTCTTAAACAGGCACGGTATGTGGAATGGAATCCTGACCCAGACGACAATGTGGCAATTGATTTTAATACACACCCTAACTACGCAAATGGTGTTAAAGATGGTAGAAGTAAAAAACTGTTGCGGTTAAACACAATTCAGGAAGCATTTGATGTGGTTGAAAATGTGGACGCAGCAGGTGAACCACAATATTATATTGTTATGTCTGGTGGTATTAAAGTTATTCCTGCTCCAACAGTTGGTGTAATTAATATCTTTGGTGAATGGTATCCAGTAGATTACTACGATAATGGTAATAATGATAATAATTTATCTTATGAAGATATTCTTGATAAAGAACTTGGAGATATTATTGTTTATAACTCTTGTGCTGAATATTTCGATTTTCTTGAAGAATACGAAAAAGCACAGATGTGGAGAAACAAGGGGAAAGTTTTATTAGATGAATACTTAAAAGAAATTAAAAAATAGATGACTGATGATAGATATCTAATGGAACGAGACCCATTCGGCAACCTTGGTATTCATCATGGTTGGTTTGATACTTCTCAGAGATTAATTAATGTTAACGAATTAACAGGTGGTACTGTAGGCGACACATATAGCGGAGATTAATGGGGTGATTAAAATTGTCTATTAGGTATACATTAAGACACTTAAAAGAAGCAGATTGCACAACAGATAATTTAAAAAATTATGAACTCGCCGTATCCACCACTAATGGACGCTTAGTGTTTCGTTTAGGAGACACAATTTATGACCTTACAGGTTAGGCGGTTACGGGAGCGATTGATACAAGTAGAGCGTGGGCTATTTCAGAAGGTTCTCCAGACGATGCAAACGACTCACGGTCTCCAACAGGGAAAACTATGTCGGCTCGTTCTTGGGCATTAGCAATGATTGATAGTGTAAACGAAGCGTTGACAAGGGCGAATAATGTATTAACTACAGCGGAAACCGCTGCGTAGACGGCAACAACAAAATCACAAGAAGTAACTCAAACTGCACAACAAATTAATTCTAATATTACTACGATTAATCAAAGACTTACACAGGCAGAGACTACTATATCGTAGTCAACAACTTTACTTAATAGATTAATAGAGATTACGGATGCGGATGAGGTGATGTATTAATGGCTGTTAAAACAATTGACGACACCATTCTCACCGATATAGCAGATGCAATCCGTGAGAAATCAAGAACAGAAGAAACTTATTATCCACACTCTATGGCACAAGCAATTTTAAGTTTAAATAACAGATTACAAAACAAAACAGTAAAAAGTACACAACAAGAATAGACCATACAAGCAGGAAGTGGATATGATGGAATTGGGACTGTCACAGTTTAGCCATTTAAATTAGAAAGTAAATCGGTAATTTTATCAGAAGATGAATAGACAATTACACCAAGTAATAGTTACGATGCGTTAAGTTCTATTACTGTTCCTTGGGTAAGATTAAGGGAGTTAACTGTTACTCCATCAAATTTAAAACGTGTAATTATTCCAAATCCTGAAAGAATTACAGGATGGAATAAGGTTACTGTTAACACTGACGAGAATTTAAAAAGCGAGAATATTAAAGATGGTGTTACTATTTTTGGGGTTACTGGTAGTTTAATACCAGACCAAGGTGGAACGCCAGAGGCTATATTACAACAAAAGACTGTTACTCCTACGAGTTAGGAATAGGTTATCGAACCCGATGATGGTTATGATGGGTTATCTCAAGTGGTAGTAAATCCAATTCCAAGTAATTATGGGTTAGTTACATATAATGGTAGTAATTTAAGAATATCTTAAAATTCGGGGGTTTTAAATAATGGCACAAAATGTATTAATTAATGGCGTTGCTTATGAAAATGTTCCATCTGTTGTCATTCCTAAAAGCGGTGGAACTGGCGATGCTACCTTTTATGATTGCTCTGTCGATGATGCTGTGTAGGCAGATGTATTAAGCGGTAAAACATTCCATACTTCTTCTGGTCCAAAAAGTGGTCTTATGGCTAATAATGGTGCTATTAATGGTACAATTACAGACCAAAACTATGCAGATGGATTTACTGTTCCTGCAGGTTATCATAATGGTAGTGGTAAAGTTAATATATCTATTACAGAAAAAGAAAAAATTATTGATGCTAATATTAAGAGTGGCGTTACTATTTTAGGAGTTAATGGTTCGTTTACTTCTGACGCTAACGCAACAGAAAGTGATATTTTATCTGGGAAAACCGCATATGTTAATGGAAATAAGGTTACAGGGACCATGACAGCAGCGAATGTTTCACAGGACTCCACTACGAAAGTTTTAACTATTTCTTGATATGAGGTGACTATATGGCGAACATTTCAATTAATGGTGTAGCCTATACGGATGTTCCCCGTATAGATGTACCAAATACAGTTGGCGTTGGCAACTCTTCTTTTTATGAAACAAGTGGTGATACCGCTACGGCAGCGGATATTGCTTATGGTAAAACGGCACATGGGGCAAATGGTTTAATTACTGGTGAAGCAGTACCATCTGTACCAACATTACAAAATAAAACAGTAACACCAAACAGATACGATTAGCAGATTACCGCAGATAATGGTTATGATGGGTTAGGAACAGTGACCATCACAAAAGATAAAGGGGTTCAAATGCAATACGAAAGTAGTGGTGCTGGAGATACTCCTACACTTCTTGATTTTTCTAATAATACAGATATGTCGACATTTATTGGTTGGTCTCGATATTTTCATTCTACTTCTGATGACACAAGCACTGCTCGTGGCAATAGTGCGTGGGGTGCAGTAAAAACTTGTAAAATTAAATTACCATCAACTACAACAAAAATTTAGACAAGATGTTTTGCAGGTATGACTGGATTAGTAGAGGTTGATGGTAGCGAGGTAACGGGAGATGTAACGGTTAACTCAAGAGCATTCTTTGCAGTTCCTCTTTTAGCAACGATTGGCTCGTTATGGAGTAAAATTAAATCAGTTACACAAAATTCTTTTAGACCACTTTCTGGTGGCAATAATGTATCTAACTTTGAACATGGTCAAGATATTGTTGCATCTAATCTTGATACAATTGTCTCAGATGGCGGTAGTGATGGTTATTGTTTTAATCGTTGTGGTTTTAAATCTTTTACAGCACCAAAACTTCCATATGTTTCGCAGTATATGTTTGCTATGTGTAAAAATATGCAGAAGGCAGATTTTACGGCGGTAACAAAAATTAACGAATATGCGTTTAGTAATTGTACTTCATTGAAAGATTTATATTTAAGATACAATGGTGTTGTTACATTAAGTAATACAAACGCATTTCCTACTACAATATTATCTAATTTAAAAATCCATGTCCCATAGGGTAAAAAGTCGGCTTATGAAGCAGACACAAACTGGGCATATCTGGTGTCTCAAGGTGCTACGATTGTAGAAATTTCATAAGGAGAATTGTTATGATTAAAAAAGAATATTTTGGTAATTTTGTAAGAACATATAGCGATGCAGGTTTTAAAATTCAATACGGTTCTGCTCTTTATTCGGAAGCAATTGATTTGGTTGCAAACGAAAAAGAATATGTGGAAACAGATATTCCGATTGTTATTTTAGATGAAGACGCAGACCTTGAGTAAAATAGGGGATGGACAATATGAATGCAATTATCATACACGCAGTAAATGTAATTATTGGCATTCTCATCGCAACATTGTGGCAAAAGATTAAAGTGAACAAACAAGAACAAGATGCAATTAAGGCAGGGCTTCAATCTTTACTCCGTAGTGAAATTACGAAGTCGTATTATCTCTACAAAGATAAAGGTTGGATACCTGTCTATGCTTTAGAATGTGTAGAAGCAAATTACAAAAACTATGAAGCGTTAGGAGAAAACGGAGTAATGAATTAGGTATACAAAGAACTAATGTCATTACCACATACAAAACCAGAGGGTGACAAAGAATGAAAAGAGCAATCAAACAAATCTTGTTCGCTGTATTAAAAGACGATGACGGCACTTACTCTGGTACTAAAATCTTATCTGCCGTCTGTGTATTCGTCTTTCTGGTAGTTTCTGTGTACCTTGCCTACAAGGGCATGGAATGGAAAAACTACGAGTCATTTTCCACAGCGACAGGACTTGGTGGTCTTGGGCTTCGTGGGGCGAACAAGTTTATGAATATTAAGAAATATGAAGGGGGTGAATGATTTTGTCATTACCTTTTGATTTATCAAGGTTTGGAGACCTTGTAAGTAATTTTATTGAGAATCCTCATGGAAGCGACCGTCTCTCTATTGTAGATGATGCAATCAGAGAAACAAGAGAACATATTGTAGATTGTATGAGAAAAATAAGTGGGTATCCTAATGTAGATACTATTGCTGTAAAAGTTTGGGATAATTCATCGAGACCAGAAGGTTTTACAAATGATGATAACCGATTACTTCTTGGTTATAATAGTGACATTAATGCATTAGAAGTGGTAACGAAAGAGGGTTCTGCTGTAAATGCGATTGCTTTACTTGCATATCCTGTTGGTTCGTACTATGAAACATCAGACCCTGATTTTAATCCAAATACTGCTTGGGGTGGAACTTGGAATAAAGTAGATAGCGCAGGAAGAGTTTTGGTTGCGACAGGAACTCGGACAAATGGAACACATACCTTCTCCTTAAACGAAACTGGTGGCGAAGAGACACACGCATTGACAAGACCAGAACTTCCTATTCATTATCATCCACATAGACACCCACACTCACACAACATTACAGAAACAGTTACTAATAATAATGAGACTACCGAAGTGGCTAAAAAGTATGTTGTTACTACAAGTGGTACGCCAGACGGTTATATTCCGTCTGCCGCTGCTTCAGCAGGAACAAATCCTATTGGTATTAAATTAGTTAACGAGACTGGATTACCATACAAAGAAGATTACGCATACAGTATGAAACAAGTATCGAACGCTGACGAGGGTTGGTTTGCTCTCGGTGACCCAACTTATACACTACACGGTATGGTCGATGCTGATACACCAAATCCAATTGGAAGTCGTGTAGTATCCGAAGACTTGTTAATGCACGTTGGTTCTGCAGTAGGACAGAATGGTCACAATAATTTGCAACCATACAAAGTTTGTGTCCGTTGGCATAGGACAGCATGATTAAAATATATCCGTACGGAAAAAGGGAAATCACACGGAAAAGTCTTGCTAAGATATGGAATTTATTTCCCGATGAAGAAATATGTATGTGTATAACTAATCGGGATTTAGATTAGTTCTATAAAGCGAAGCGTATCGCCTATTATTACTTACATCGTGGTAAAGATTTTTCCGTGGAAATAGACCCGACTAAATTACAATTTGAAGTAGAATGGTTATTACGGATTGGTGTAAGGAAGTTTTATTTCCCGTGGTTGGGATTAATGGAGAAATTATTATTCTATTCTTCTACCACACTACAGTACGCAATGTGGATAGTAGACCAATATCCAGATAGTACGGTGACTATTGTTTACCAATTACCGTATGACCAAATATATTCCCCTGTAAACTTTGATATCGTGGAAACAAGTATTGCTTTTTTAGGACGGTTGGTAAATACAAAAACTCGTCTCCACGCCGTATTTAGACGACCACATCCTTGGTATGGGAAACCTCGTATCAAGAAGATAGAGGAATTCGAAAAACTGGCTCTACAACAGGGAGATTTTACAATAGAAGACGAATGTGGTTGTAAGACTATAGCAGCGAACACAAATATTTATTGTTGTCCATTTTGCGAGAGAAAAAATAGAAAACAATTCTTTGGTAATGCAGATAGAGACAAATATGTTTGTGGTACGGTAGACAGGGGAATATTCCGTGATGTTATATGTAATGAATGTAAAGTATTTCCAAACGCAAAAAGTAAGCAAATTTCGTATATAAATAGGGGGGTGAAATAATTTGTTTCAGCAAGTATTCGTCCCTACAAGTAAGGGATTAATTAAGTCAGCACCCTCTTCGTTGTTACCTGACGGTTCTTTTCAAGAAGCGTTAAACGTAAGGTTTGGAGATGGGTATGTAGAAAAGGTGGAAGGGTTTCAACAATTAAAAACAGATAACGATTAGGATATCCAACTTACACATCTTGATGGATAGGATTAGGTTGTTCCAGAACGAGTTATGAAAATCCACATGTATAAAAAGAAAGACGGTTCTGTTAGGAATATTATTCATACACGATATGGTGTTTATATGATGGATTCATTGACAGACGAACCTTTAAAAATATCAGACAACGATTATAGTGTTTTACAATATGGTCATATTGACGGAGTAAACGCTTTTGATGAATACTTTTTCACTTCTTTAGGTTCTAATATTTTTTATTGGAATACAGCAGAATAGAAAATTAAAAAATTAGAGGGAACATTTGATGTACCTGAATGGGAAGAAAGTACATCATACTCCGTGGGAGATATCGTAAAGCCAACTGAAGAAAATGATATGGACGAAGATAAATATACAGGACTGATTTATAAATGTATTAAAAGTGGAACAAGTGACGATACGGAACCGACATGGCCTAAGGATATGGTTACTTAGGTTTGGGACGGTGTTATAGAAAACGATGAAGACAACAGAGTATGTTGGATTGCTTGTGGTTCTTTAGAATTAGAAGGACAGGATAGTATCCACATTTCTTTAGGTGCATAGTGTGTAGAACTGTTTAAAGGATTTTTATTTGTTGGAAATACCGTAGAAGGTGGACAAAGTTATCCAACTCGGTTACGGTGGTCTCAATGGTAGAATCCACGGTTATGGCATAACAATGAAGATGGTTCTGGATTATCGGGATATGTTGATGTAGATGATACAGACGGAGAGATTGTAGCATTAAAGCGTATTGGTGATGTATTATATATCTACAAAGATAATAGTATTATTGCTATGACATATACAGGCGACCCTGATAATGTTTTTTCTAAAGAAGTTGTTACCACTTAGGCAGGTGTTATCGCACCAGAAGCAATCGTGGAACTTCCACATATGAATATTTTTATTGGACAAGACGATATTTATATGTTTGACGGAAATACCTGTACAGGAATTGGAGATAATATTAAAGATTGGTTCTTTTAGAAATTTTTAGATTAGTCATCTATTCATTAGATTTTTGGATATTATGATGAAAAATATCAGGAAGTCATTTTTGGTTGCAACAAACAAGAAGATAATCAACAAAACAATAACGAAGAAATAAATAATGATTATGGAATTGTTTATAATTTAAGATTAAAAACTTGGTCTGTTCGACAATTAGGCGTTACTGCTCTTGGAAAAGTAAGAATTATAAGAGAGACAAGAATAGATGATATAAATACGCCAATAGATAGTAATAACGCAATGATTGACGCTGCTGTTTATGCAGGAGCAAAAGCGTATACTGCAGCAGGAGATAAGGACGGTAATTTATTTATTTTAAATGATTATGAAGATACAAGGTACGAACAAGATGGTTACGAGGGATATGTGATTTCTAAAACACACCACATGGAAGAACCTGGGAAGATAAAACGGTTAATGCGGGTTTAGTTCCATATTGAGACTGTAGAATGCGGAGACAATGATGACGGTTATAGTTTATATTGTCAGGTTGGTACTGCGTGGAGTCCAGAAAATAAAAACAGTCGTGATATTGAATGGACGGAAAAGAAATATCTTAACCTAAAGAAACCAGTTCCATGGTATACGCATCATATAGTTCCTTATATTGATATAGACCTTACTGCAAGATATTTTATGTTGCGGTTTGGCACGACAGGAAACAATACTTATTTCAGGATTTTAGGGTATACATTGTATTATCAGGTGAGAGGTGATGAATAATGCTTTCAGAAACTATCACTATTCCAAAGACAGTCTCGGAAGGAGAAGATAGGTTTGTACTGAAACTAAAGGAAAACCTCTTACGAATGATTAAAGAAATAAATAGAAATACAAAGAAAATATCAGAAATTAATGGCGAAGAACTTCCCGATTATACAGAAGACTTTAAAAATAAAGTTGATATAAATGCAGATAATATCGGATATGGAACTCTGTTTAAAGAAACAGAAGACTATACTACGGAAGATAACTTAATAGATTGGGGAAGTTCACTTACTAACAAAGATAACAAGATTGAAGCAGATAATAAAAAATTAGTAAGCAGTCAGAATGTGTACGATGAAACGCACCCATATATGGAGAAAGATGGGAATGGAGACTGGATAAACCCATATAATTATATTAACTATAAAAACTTAATTAGTCACGAAGGAGCAGTAGATATTAATAAACAGGACAGATGGAGCGAACAAGACTTTTTCCAACCAAACGAACCAAACGACAATATGGTAAAAGAAAACTTAATTGCTTTAGATACTGCTGTTTGGAAAGTTTCTGAAGCGTTAAAAGAATTAAACGAAAAGAAAGCAAATATTAATTTAGATAACTTAACAAAAAAAGACCCAAACAGTACAACACAAGATAATACTCTTTATGGTTAGACTGTATTAATGAACTCTACCCATATTGTTAGTGACCATGAAAATGTTTTTGTTAATTATGAAGATATTTATAACCCAAATATAAAACAATGGGTTAGAGTGTATCATATAGATACTGATTTTGAACCAGAGCAATAGATTGGTCACGACCCTGCATTCTTTTTTATTGAGGATAATTCTGACTACGATGATTTTGTTGATGTTTACATAAAAAACGGCAGAAATGATAATTCTAATATTCAGGGCGGTGTAAATTTTAGGAAACTTTCCTTTTAGAGTAACAGTAGCCAACTTCAAATAAATGGATACAAATTATCTCCTATTGGCGGTGGTCGCATAGAGTTTGCTTTAGATTAGGATTTTTTAGATGATATTGATAATTGGCTTGCATACAAAGAAATTCTTATAAAATCAGTTATAAAAATTAATAGTGGAAATCTTCTTGGTTTAATTCCAGACGATGATTTAGTAGAAGTAGACAACCAAATGAACCCTTCTAGTTTACCATATTATACAAGCGAACTACATGAAATATACGAGGGTTGGGCTACTGATTATGCGGATACTCTTTGGTATGGAGACAGTATTTTAGATAATGGTAATATTGATTATAAAGTATATAACTATGGTTCTCATAGCGGAACAATATAGTTTAATGAGATGCCATTAGAAGAGCAATGTTATTTTTTAGCAAAACGACTTAATACTCTTGAGAATAATCTTCAAATGTATCTTCCAGTACCTGGATATTTTAGTTTATTATAGGGTCTTATTCCATTAAGTTATCTATCTCCGTTTGACCCATCAGATGAAAACGACCCAAATTACGACCCTAATCTTGACCCAACTATACCAGGTAATCCAAATTATGACCCAAACTATACTCCACCAAGTGGTCCAAGTTCTTTATCACAACAATTTATTGATGTATATTAGGAAATAAGTGATATACAAAATGATGTAAGTGATATACAGTCCGCTATTGGAAGTTATTAGGATTATACTAGTGGTCAAGGTTTTACCACCGTTAAGGGTGGAATAGGTTATATTTTAGACATGATAAACTCTTAGAATGGAATAAAAGACCGTATATCAAGGTTAGAAAGCAGTGTTTCTTCGTTACAATAGTCAGTATAGGGTTTAGGTGATAGAGTTTCTGCGTTAGAGGCTCGAGCATAGGGCGGTAACAACTCATGACGACTTTACTTTAGCATATTGAAAACTTAAAACGGTTTACGGACGATACAGAAGAGGAGATTATCACTTCAATACTGCATAACTTATATGTGATAGACGATAATTCCCTCTTCTCTTTTTATTTAGAGGATAATGATTTCGGACGGTGGATGACCGTCATGTGGATTGATGGTGACGGAAAAACGATACATAGATGGTTGTATGAACAAAAAGAAAAATATAAGGTAGATAAAATCTTTTTCGTATCAAAAAGGTGGAAAGCAATGGGTAGAAAATATAAGGATTTAAAAATTAAACCCATTGGGGTTTTATGTGAATTAGAGGTGATTTAAGAAATGGGAAGCAAGAAACAGACGCAAGAATCTTCCATGAATTATAATACATAGTCTCATAGTTCCCAAACTACAAACCCATTTACTTCAGATTAGATGAAGTCTGCATATAATAATTACTTAGGAACAGCACAAGATAATTATAAAAATGTGTTAAATTCTACAAATAAATTAAACGGTATGTTAGACCAATACATGACTAATGGTGGCATTGGTGATACTTCTTATTTTAAACAAGCGTGGGATTAGGCACAAGGAATTGACCAAAGTAATTTAAAAAAGATGAATTCCGCAGACCTAAATCCATATAATGATGAAGTAACTCGAAATTATGTAGACGCTTCCAATAGGGCAGCGTACTTGGCGAACGGTGCGAATGTTAACCAAATGATGGGAAATATGATACGGTCTGGTATGGCAAATGGTTCTGGTCACCAGACGGCGGCCGCTAAAGTTGGTGCATAGTTGGCAGCGAATATTAACGCACAAAACCAAGCAACATACATGGCAAGACAGAACCAGTTGGAAGAGAACGCACTGCGGGCAAACAACCAACTTGGTAATTTTTATAACACATTAGCAAATATTGGTATTGATTATGCACGGTTAAATCAACAAGATTTAAATACATTATTAAGTGCATATAATAATATTTATTCTGCACAAAATAGTGCATTAGGACAGTTAGGACAAGCGGTACAGATGGGTGCTGACCCAACTACTACAAGTGATAGTACTGCAAGTGGTACACAACACGGAACTACCACTCAAAAGAGCGGTGGCGGGTTCGGTAGCGTATTAGGTAATCTTATTGGTGCCGGAATTAATCGGTTCACCGCATTTTAATGGGGGTGAGTGAATTGGCACAAAATGAAGCATTAAGAAGTTTAAACTCAATGATGCACAACAACCTTTTCCCAAGAATGAATGTCCCTCGTGGTAGTGATGATGTTATGAGCGGTATTGCAAACGGATACAACATGATGGGCACAATTATGGAAGGTATCCGTGCAAGAAACGACAGAAATAGATTACAGAAAATATTAACAGGAAAATATTTAAATGAAACAGATGGACAGCAACAGTAGGTTCAACCACAAAGAGAACAAGTATTTTCTGTTGGTTAGACTGAAACTCCAATGCCACAACAAGGAGAACAGTTATTCTCCGTAGGAGATGTCCCAAAGGACAATTCTTTTGGTAGTATTTTGGGTGACAGAACCGCAACTCCTGTAGTAAACCAACCACAGCAACCAGATTATTCTATGAGAAATTTTATGAAAGAAGCGTTAGCGAGTGGAATGTTGCCATCTAATGCAATGGGTGCGTACAGTGCTTATCTTGCACCATTAGAAGCAGATGCAAGAGACAGAAGAATAAGAGAAAATTATGCAAAATTAGCAGGTAGATATAATATGTCTCCAGAAGAATTAACTAATGTAAGAGCATAGTTAAGTCAAGATTTAAGGGAAGATTATGGTCTTAAAGATATGGGTGCGATGACTGATTTACTTTCCAAACAATAGAGCGGTCTTTTAGCACCTGCAGGACTTTGGCAAGACCCTGAAAGACTTAATCAACAACTTGGTATTTATATTAACCAGAATTCATGGGACGCACTTAAACCTACTATTGGTGTAAATTCTACAAATTATGGTATAGGATTAAATAATAATTCCGCAGGTTCTAATGTAAATACAGGTTTTTCGCAAACAGACGGGAACTGGAGTGATACTCCATATGCAGGAGGCACAATAGGAACAAGTGGTTGTGCTCCAACCACAATGGCAAACTTCTTACAACGATTTGGTGTAAATGTAACACCTGCAGATGTAGCAAAATTCTCTTCAGAAAATGGTTTTGCGAAAGGTTCGGGCGGAACATCGTGGGGTATGTTTTCAGCGGTAGGCGAAAAAGTGGGCGTTCCAGTACAATAGACTGGTAGTTGGGAAGATATAATTAACACATTAAAAGCAGGACAACCAGTTATGGCAGGTCACGACCCAGGTAAATTTACACAGAATGCAAACTCTGGAAGTGGGCATTGGTTAATGTATAATGGACTTACACCAGACGGAAAAATAATTGTTGTAGACCCAAATAACGGTAAAAAATCTGGTACATACAGTATAGATGAGGTTCGTAGTGACTGGGAACGGAATAATCCTGTTGCGTTTATTGCAAAAAATAATAAAGCACTTCCAGTACAACAACAACAACAACAACAACAACCAAGCGTGCCACAATAGACACCTTCATTTGGTTCTGCTTTTGCACCACAAGTAGTAAGTGGTAGAGGTGCTATACTGAATCCTATGGTATTATATAAGGCTCTTACGGAATAGGCGGAAAAACAAAGATTACAAGATAACGCTGATAAACAGTTTTATTATAATAAGTTGAATAATGACAGAACCCATGCATTAAATGTAGAGAGATTTAATGAAGAAAAGAGACATAATTAGGCGATGGAAGAATATCGTAACGGGAAACAAAAAGGAACTACAACAAGTCTTTTTGACAATAAAGGGAACTTTATTGCTCCTTACGAAATTGATAAGGTTATAGAAAACTCCTTTGTCGATATGAGTGATGACCTGATAAAACAGGAAAGTGACGGTGTAGAAAACATTAAACCAAAGCGTGAAATTGGTGAGAGGATTGTCGGGGCACTTAATCCAATGTATAGACAACTACTTAAAGATGGTGTGTCTGAAGGACAGGCAAAGTCTATTCTTAAAAAGTACTTATCGGGGAAATATGACAAACTCGACAAAACAGCAAAAGATAAAATCAAACTTACAAGAATAAACGATATTATCGACTCTTTATCTAACGAAGACAGCAATACTCCATCTAACGACCCTGCACCAAATCTTGCTGTTTTAAATAACACAACCCCAGAGACGGACGCAAGACAGGAAGTAGAAAAAAAATTGATTGAGAGCGTAAAGAATGAGGTTTACAACCAAGCATATGAAAAAGCAAGAACGGGTGGAGTTCAAGGGATAGGATATTTTTAGAGAAACGTAGTTCTTCCTGAAGGGTATAACTCAAGAGAAGAAAGTGAAATGGCAAAAGCAAATTAGGAGAAAGCAAGAAAATATGCAGAAGCAGAAAGAGACAAAATAAGGACATATTAGGACGCAGTAGAGTATCGCAAGAAAAACGGCATTAACACTATTAATATGGACGATATATTGAGAAAACACAATTACTTTGGCGAAGCATTTGGAGAAGATGTTGATTAATTGTGGGGGTGAAATTTGAGGTATGAATAAGGATTTATGGAGTTCAGAAGAAAATACTCCCGTAGTAAAAAATAAGAACAGGGGGTTATCCGACAGGTTAGCAGATTTGTTTGACGCCAACATTGCTAACTATGATACGGTAACAGGAACAAGGGGTCTTGTAAGCGATATTAAGGATTCATATAATCCTTTATTAAATGCTATTTCCACAGAAGAAGAGATGTTGGAAAGAGAAAACCAAATTGCGGAAAGAGAAAGAGAATTAGAAGATAGCCAAAGAAGATATGCAGAAGCACACCAACGCCTTGTTAATGACGACAGTATCTTACAACGCTTTGATTAGATGGGTGGTACAGCACAAGGTATGGCGACACAGTTAGGAAGTAGTGTTGCTGGTGCTGTAGTCGGCGGTGCATTAGGCGGACTTCCAGGGGCTGTCGCAGGATGGAAATTTGCTGGTGGCGTTGGCGGTGCAGGTTCTGCAGGATTAGACGCTGCATCCGTAGCAGACGAAGTATTCCTTGATGTTTATAGAAATACTGGTGATTTTAAGAAAGCAGATACTGCTTGGGACAATACCTTTTATAAAGCGTTATGGACAACCGCTCCCGAAACTGCGGCAGATATTTTACTTAACGCAAGGGTTGGTAATACTCTTCTTAATTCTAAACTCGGCAAGAAATTTATTGGACAGCGTGGTAAGGACGCTATCAATGCCGTAGGCAACGCTGTTACTGGCGTTAGTGAAGCAATTCCGTCACCTGTTTCCGCATTGGCAACGAAGACTGCTTCCAAGTTCGGTCCATGGGCAGGTCGTGGCGTTGCTACTCTCGGAGAAATGGGTGTACAAGGTATAACCGAAGCAGGACAGGAAGTAGGATAGGATTATATTGGTAATGTTGAAAAAGAAAGGGTATTAAATAATCCTAACGCAGAATATTCTTTAGGCGGATTTGCGGATTATGCTATGTCACCTGAGGGTATCGAAACAATGAAAACCGCAGGGTTGACTGGTGCTTTATTTGGTGGTATTGGCGGTGCTATATCTTCGAAGAGTTATTTAAAGAGTGGTTATGCTGATTCCGTAGCAACCACTATGGCAAAGGATTTTGCAGACCAATTTAAAGAAGGTAAAGAAAAACTTAATTCAGAAAAACTTGATAACTTAAAAAATAGACTTGAAACAATATATGATATTGATACTAAAAATATGTCCACCGAAGATATTATTAGAAATGCAATTGCACTTGAAAACGAAAAACTTGATGCTACTGGCGATATGGGTGCAAGTATTTTTAATGCGAATAAAGTATTAAAAGAACTTGTTGGTGAAACAACCGCAAGAGATGACCATTCTACAGAAACCACAAGACGGATGTTATCTAATTATGATTACGCAAAATATCTTGATTAGAATAGAGCGTCTATGGAAGAACAAAAAACTACAGCACAAGAAGTTGTAGAGCAAGCCAAAAAGAACGCAGAAGCAAGACAACAAAACACAGAAGGTGTAACATTAAAAAATGCTACACAAGAGACTATACAAGGGTTAAACGATACAACTAAATATAGCGAAAAAGTGGCACAACAAGGAACTACAGAACCAAATCAAAATATTACATCTTCTCCTTTCTTTAAGAAATTAGACGAAAGATTTTCTGTTGTAGAAGATGAAATTGAAGGTTTTGATAATAAAACATATACTGTAGGCGGTAACGATTATATTGTTACTAAAAACAGTAATGGTACGGTTTCTATAACTAATAAGAACAATCGTGAAGATACGCAAGTCTTAAATACAGAAGACGATGCTGTTAACTTTTTATTAGGTAAAGAGACTAGTAGTGGCTCTGATAATTCCCGCAAAATGGAAGCACTTCCAAGAGAAGATGGTGTTGTTGCTGATAAAGATAAAAACTCTGGAAAAATAATTGAGGAGAAAAAAGTCCCCCTCGTTCATAACGAAAGCGAGTTTTTAGACTACTACAAAAAATATATTAAAGGAACAGAATTAGAAAAATATTTAAGTAAAGATGATGCTTATGAAATTGCAAGAGTTCTTGGAAATTTTAACTTTGATAGAACAGGGCATGCTTTTGAATTTCATTTTGGAGAATCATATACTGACCCATATACTAATAAAACTGTTAACACATACGGTGTAAACGACCTTGGTTTTAGGGACAATCTTGGTAGAATAACTAACCCAGACTTAAATCAACTTGAAAAAAATGGTGTTAAGAACGCCATTCTTAAATTATATACTGGGGCTGACGCTATTACTGCGGTTCACGAAATTGCCCATATTGGTTACTGGAATATGACTAAGAGTGAAAGGTAGTTTTTTGGCTCTTGGGCAATCCAAACAATGGATAGATTTGTTCGTGATATATTAGAAAGTTAGGGATACACTGGTGAGTTATAGGATAATCTTATGAAATATCTTCAAAACCCAGATAAGGAATCTGTTGGTATTTTTGAAGAAGTTAAGTTTTTACTTAATTATCCTGATTTAGATATTAACAATTTAGATAATTTATCGCCCGATGTTAGAGATAAATTATAGGCGTGTATCGAAGAAAGATTTGCTTGGGAATTTTCTATGTGGTATGCAGAAGGGTATACAAAGGGTGTTGCACCACGAAATATTATTGAAAGAATTTTAAATAGAATTTGTAAATCATTACAATAGGTTTTAGGTTTGGTTAGCGATACTTCTGCAAGATTAAAGAGTGATGGGTATCAAAACATTCAACATAATGGTAAAGCAACGAGATATAATGCAAACGCTACTTTTGAAAATATGACTATGGAAAATTATAGAAATAAGTAGCAGCAAGAATAGACTTAGCAACAACCACAAGTAGAAGAGCAACCTATGTATGCACAAGAAGGAACTTCTATTAACCCAACGGATATTACACAACAAGGAGAATAGTTTAATCCTCAAAGAGAAAACGGTATACAAAATCCTGCTATGGGAACATTAGTTGGTGAACCGTATAGTACAGAGGGAGTATTACAAGAAAGCGATTTTGGTTTAGGAAATAGAAAATTAAATACATTAACTAACGCCGAATTAATTAGAATCGCACAAAGAGTTTTCTCTGAAGCAAGTCCTAACAGTTCTATTTTCCAAGAAATTTTATAGGAAGTAGAACGGAGAGGAATCACTGACTTTAACCAAAGAGAAGTAGGTCAATATACTGGTGGAGAAAATCAAGGTTCTTATAGAGAAAACAGAACGCCAGATACCCGTTTTGATTTTAACAGCGATTAGAACGCACAGGCTATGGCAGAGAGATTGGTTGACCAATTTAACGGTAACGAAAACGATATTAAAGAAGCGTTAAAACAGGGTTATAATACAGCATAGACACAGGAGCAAAGAAATTTTGTCACCAATGTTGCACGAAGAGTAATTGCGTATCTCGGAGCAAAGCGTGGCGGTACTGTAAAAACAGATAATGGTTTTGTTTCTGGAACTAAAGCGCAACAAACACAACAATTACCTCAACAAAGCGGATTAACCACAGAAGAAAGAGAAAGAATTACTGTTCCGTGGGATAAGTCTGGTTATGGTGAACCTCGTGGCGTAAAACAAGTTTCTGATAAACTTGCAAGAGAAATCTATGAGAGAGCAAGCAATGGAGACGAGAACGCACAAAGAATCTTCTCTACTAAAATTCCTGTTGAATAGCAAAAAGAAGTTATTAGTGAATATGAAAATAATAGAAAACAAGAGGAAGAACAAAAAAGACAAGAAGAGTTAAAGAAATAGGAAGAAAAAAGAAAGGAACTTCGTAAAGAAATTTAGGATGAAGATTTTTGGAAAGCAGTTGGTGATGAAGAGGTTAAACCTGTTGGTTTTATTAAGACAGTAATAAACGAAAACAAAGAAACCCTAACACTTGACAACCTTAACAAATAGGAAGAAAGTATAAAGAAAAGTTTTTTAAAATAGATGCCTTCCCTTATTGAGAAAACTATCAGTCAAATTGAGATAGCAAAAACAATGGTAAAAGGAGAAAAGGCAAAACAATATATTGTTGATTTACTTAATAAAAAAATGATAAAAATGTTGTCTTATGCACCAGATATTCTTTATTATAATAGGGGTTATTTAACACAAGAACAGACATTAATGTTAAGTAAAAACTATAATAACGCATTTGGAAGAAGTTTAGTAAAGGATTATGATGAATGGAAAAAACAAAAAGAACAAAAAGAAGAAGAGTAGAAGCGTTAGGAAGAAGAAAAGAAAAAACAGGAAGAACAAAAACGCAAAGAGGAAGAAGAAAAGAGACGGAGAGAGGAAGAGGAAAAACGCAAACAACAAGAAGAAGAATAGAAAGGGAAAGAGAAAAAAGAAAATAAAACCACAAGAGAATTAACTCTCGAAAAATACGGCAAAGAAAAATACGACGCTCTTGACGAGTTTGATAAAGAAGAAGTTGATAACGATATAAAAGAGGGAATAGAAAAAGCAAAAGAAATCTATACAGAAGACACAAGCCTCGTTGATAAAAATGGAAAACCACTTTCGAAGGAATATTTAGAAATAAGAGGAATTAAAGTAAATCCTGCAAAGACACAATTAGATAATATAATTAAACAAAAAGATAAAAAATATTTAACATAGTTAATTAATAAAATTAGAACATCAAATACAAACCGCAAATACACAACCGATATTGCCATGTTATATGAATTAGAGAAAAAATTTACCGAACTTAATAAAGATGGGTAGGTTGTATCAAAAGAGTCCGCACAAGAAGTAAAAACTAAGGTTGATAATATTTGGGAAGAACTTATTAAACCTAAGTTTGTAGGGCAGGAAGAAACTAAATTAAAGAAAAAAGAAACCAGAGAAAAAAAAGAAGAATTAAGGAGAAAACAAGAAGAATAGAAAAAGAAAGAAGAAGAGGAGAAAAGACGTTAGAAAGAGGAACAAAAGAAGAAAGAGGAAGAAGAAAGAAAAAAGAAACAAGGAAATCTTACAGATGATGAATATAAAGAATATCAAGAATTATTAAATAAAAATATTGAATTAAAAGATAACGAATACACAAATGAAGATTTAATAAGATTAAGCGAACTGTCTGATATTAAAGATGGAAAAATGTTAAACAGTAAAGGAGAGGTTGTCTCACCAGTTCGTTATATGAAATCAATGATTAATGATGAAGATACTATCAGTCAATTAAATAATCTTCACAAAAAGTTGTATTTTTCCGAAGCAAAAAAACTTGGAATGGATTATAATACTGCAAAAAATGCGTTTAATATGAATAATAAAATTTCAAAAGTAATAAAAGAAGCAACAAGAGAAGATGGGTTAGTTTATCTTAATCCGAAAGAAGAAAAAGGGATTGGTACTGCTATAAAGAATTATATTGAAATTGAAAACGCCGTAAATAAAAGACTTTGGGAAATGAGAAAAGATAAAAACAATAAACTATTATATGGCAAAAATATTTTCCGTGGCGTTGATGGGTTATGGAAAGAAGAAATTAGTGATAAAAATTCAGAAATAAATATAAAGAAATTAGCGGAAGGTATTTTAAATAAAAACATAAAAGTTAAATTAGGCGATTTACTTAAACATGATGAACTTTATAGTCGTTATAAAAAATTAAAAGATTTACCAGTTCATTTTAAAAACAAAGATTATGTTGTTAAAAGAACGGGCAATAAAGATGTGATGGCATACTACGATAGATATAATAACGAAATTGTTATCAATATAGATTCGTTTAATCCAAACAATAACCCTAATGTAAATATCACTAATATAAATGAATTACAAGAATTTGTAAACAAAGAAATGAGACCAACATTAGTTCACGAAGTATAGCACGCAGTACAATTTATTGACGAAACATTAGGCAATAATGGCGAAGGAAAAAATTATATTTTATCTCTTGTATTACATAGCGAACTTAATGATTTATGGTCTTATGTAAAGAAAAACACAAAAAATAATAAAGTTTTAAATTTAGCAAGGCAAAAATTAAATACAAGAGAAGGAATAAGAGAAATCCTTAATTAGAAGAACGGCACTTTAGAAGAGAAGGAATTAAATAAAGTTCTTCAAAATTATATGAAACAAGACAACGCTTATTATTACTACGATATAGCAGAAATGGAAGCATACGATACAGGAAATAGACTTATAACAGGAAAAGAAGAAAAAGTTCCTATGTCACAGAGTGAAGCATTTAATAATTTACTCCAAGGTAATGGTTCTGCTATTCGCTATATGTTTGGCACTAAAGAGGCAGAAAAATATCCTTTTGATACAAAACAAAAAGAAGATAATATGGATAATATATTTTATAGAGATTTTATGAATACTGGTAAAAAAATAAGAATAAAAATTAACTATGCAAGAAAAGCACCAGAATATATTAATCCTACAGAAAAAGAATTAAAAGAAGCGTTAGAAATGAGAGAATATTTACAAACAACAAAAGATGATAAAATATTATTAAAAGGAAATAAACCACTTACTATTTTTAGTCAAATAAATCGGTCTTTAATTGCTACATACTGGGCAAGAGGAATGAGGGATAGACAAAACGGGATTGATAGTATTTATACGAGAAATATATTTGTAGACCCAATTTTTGGCGACTGGGAATTTTTAATTGACCCATCTAACGCAAGAGTTAAACTTGAAAACTTAAAAGATTATAATACTAACAGTAATGATAGAATGTATGGCGATGTTTTAGATTTTGATGAGTTATACGAAAATTATCCAGAACAAAAATTTACACCAATATCTTTTTAGAAGTTAAGAGGTGTAAATGGTAATTTTAATTGGTCAGATAAAAAAATAAGAATTAACACAAAAAAGAGTCCTTTTGATAATTCTATAGATACAAATGAAACTTTTTTTAATTCTAATAATATTAAACTTAACGAATATAAACAAACAATAGGTTAGGGTGTATAGGATACTATAGTTCATGAGGGGACACATTCTGTAGATTCTTTTAATAGACCACAAAAAACCATGTATCGTTAGTTTATAAATGCATTAAATGAATATAAATTCCATTTTTTAACATCTTTTTCAAACCAAGAAGATTTAAAAAAGGTTTTTGATTATATAACAGACAGTGAAGAAAAAATGAAATCAATATGGGATGAGACTGATAATAAGATTAGTTTAAGTTATAATAAAATACAAACACAATTTAATTTTACACAAGATAAAGCAAGAAGAATTGGTAATGAAATTTATAATATAATAAACAGTGAGGTTTTTAAAAGATGGTATAACAGCGGTGCTCATTATTGGTATAATGCTGATGAAGTAAGAGCAAGGGATGCGGGAAAGAGAATTATAAATAAAGAATACGCAAAAAGACCCCCTCTTATAACAGAGCCTTATATGGTTGAGTTTTATATGGGTAAAAAACCTATTTATGTACCAAGAGTTTTGATGGATACAAATGATAATACACGACATCAACTTGCTTCCAATAACACCCAAGAAAGAGTAGAACAAGCACAACAAATCCTTAATAAAGCATTCCCTAATGTTAGATTCCAATACGCATGGCATAGTACACCACACGACTTCGATGCTTTTACATTAGACCACTTATTAAAAGGTGAAGGTTGTATGGCACATGGTTGGGGTCTGTACTTTGCAAAGAGTCTGCCAAAGAATTATAAAAACTATTTCAAGAGATTTAAAGATGACGAAATAAATTATGGGTATATTTTGTCTGACGGTAGAGAAATAAGCCGTGTTGCATTTGACTTTAAATTTTACGATTTAAAACCGAATTACGATTTTAAGCCATTTAATTTTTTAAATCCATTCCTTATTGCGTACGCATATAAAAATAAAAATCAAATGATTTCTATTTTAAATAGTGGATTAATAAGAAATGAATAGATGATAAAATATGCAGAAAGTAATGAAATTATAAGAGATTTAAGAAAAAAAGAAAATTACGATTATACTGGCGAACAAATAAAACCGTGGGTATTAAAACAGAGAGTAGATTAGCAAATGAAAATTAACAAAAAAGCAATCAAAGAATTAAAACAAACAAATGAAGAAATTAAGAATATGATTGATGAAATAAAAAATGGAAAAATTAAGGAAGGAGAAAACAAAACAAGGTTTATTCTTGCAAATATACCTGATGACGATGTATTATTAAGAGAAAGAGAGGGGTATTACGAACAACCAGAATAGGTACAACAAAAATTAAGAAACTTAATACAAAAAGATTTCAATGTAAAAAAAGACGAAGTAGAATAGTTTATTAATTCAACATTTTACGGATTTTTTAATGGAAATATTTATCCTGCATTATCTTATAAATACGAACGTGAATATAATTATAATAGCGAAACAGGGCAATATATAAACAAACATACTGGTGTTCCTCTTCCTATAACAACATTAAAGAAAAATTATGATGAAGTAACTTCTAAAATGTTAAATAAATATGGTATAAAGGGAATCTCATATAACGGAAAGCGTGATGGTGAATGTGTCGTAGTATTTGACAATAAAGCAATTGATATCATTAACAAGTTCAAGAAAGAAGAAGGTAAGTGGGAAAGCGTTAAACCGCCGTCTCAAAAACAGGAACTGACCGATACACAGAAACAGAGAGTAGAAAGAAAATTACAAGAGAATAAACAACAAAATACTACACCACAAAGCAATGCTCGGTTTATGGCAGCGAGCAAGAACGAAACACTTACAGAAGAAGAAAAGATTGCAAAGAGACAAGTCAACGAACAAAAGAGAGCAAATACCGCAGGAAATAAAAATCAAGAGAAAGTAAATAAAATGTGGGCAAAAAAGAAAGGAGAAATTGCTCGTAAATATTATAATGTTTACTCTGTAACCTTTGACAAATCATCTCAAGAGAACGCAAGAAATAAAGAGTTAATGAAGTACTTTGAAGATGAAAGTTATCTCTGGAAAAAAGTAAAAAATAAGGACAATTCTATTACCTATAGAAGAGAAACACCAATGGAACACCATACCGCAGAATGGAGTTATTCTGGTATAAATGGTGTCCAGAGAACAGAAAGAAAGAAGAGCAAACTCATAGAATGGATTAGTTGGTTTAAGAAAAAGTTTATTACTAAAATGATAAACGACAGATATGCATTATTCCAGTTAGCAAGTAAACTGGGTATACAAGATGTATATAAAAAATTAGTAGTGCTTGCTGATTAGAGTAAGACAGCGTTCACCGCAATGGAAGAAGGTATCCTGTATAGAAATAAAGACGGTAAAATGGTTCGCACTAAAGCATTAAACCAAATTATCCGTGATATCGGGGAAGATAACCAAACAGATTTCCTTGATTATTGTATCGCATTCCGTGTATTAGATTTGGCAAATAGGGTGAAATATGAAAGAGAAGCACAATACGAAAAAGATGAAAACGGATTTATGAAATTAGATAAGGACGGAAAACCAATTTTAAAGAAAGACCAATACGGTAATACATTATATGATACCAAAGTTGTGTTTGAACACATTAAACAAAAAATGTCTGTCAAAGAGGCACACGATACAATTAACAAAGTAAAGAATAATAAATAGATTGCAGAACTCTTTGAAACTAACCGCAAGGCATTTGTAGAATATAACCACGCATTGTTGCAAGTAACTTTACTGGATGGCGGTATTATCAATAAGAAAGGGTACGAAGCAATGTTAGCAAAGGACCCGAACTTTGTACCGTTAGAAAAAATAATGGACGATGAGGATTGTGGTTTAGTTAGTATAAAAAGAGCAAGCGGATTAGTTAATACCCAAAGTCCTCTTTATAAAATGAGTTCCAAAGGCAGTGTTCGTGAAGTAAAGAATCCATTAATGGTTATGCAACAGCGTACTGCTATTTATTACTCGATTGCTGCTAAAAACAAAGCAGGTACAACATTTATTAATGAAATCGCAAATAAAGTAACAGAAGACGCTAATGGTAATAAAGTTGCATTAGCACAAGGGATTGTTCGTAAAGTAAAAATAGACGAAGCAACTGAAAAATTAATTACACAACCAAACAACAAAGAACAAATTATTTATGTATTTAACAATGGACAAAAGGAGTTTTATCAGATTGCAGATAAAGACATCTTTAATGCATTACATTCTATGGATAGCGAACAGTGGGGTACGATTGGTAAGATACTTGACAAAGTAGGACACACTCCTGCTGCGTTAGTAAGAGCCACAGCAACTTCCACTCCTGACTTTGGTTTACGAAATGTAGTTCGTGATACCTTTGAAGCATGGTTAACATCAGAACACGGTTTCGTTCCTTTACTTGACTCCTTCTGGGGTATGTATCAATACGCTACCAATTCTGAGTGGGCATAGGAATTCCACGATGTAGTAGGAGAATACGGTACATTAAACCGTGAAGGTGAAGGTAATGTTATAAGGGTTGGCGATGTTGAGAACGACAAATTTAACCCATATAAAAACACAAAAGATTTTGTACAAAAACAATGGAAGATTTTCCAAGATGCAGGAAAGAGCAAAGAAGAAAGAGTGGAAGCATTAGGTAAACTGATGGGCAATGCTGAAGTAGTTGGTAAAAAAGCATTTGCTGGTGGTAAAATTATCTTATCACCGTTTGTTGGTATATATAAAACTAATAAGAAACTGAACGATATGTTTGAACAAGGAACTCGTATTGCTGAATATCGCAACGCAAAAATGGGGTACACTGGGTTCTTTGATAGAGTGTCTAAGGGTGGTTTCTTTAATACTAAACTGAAAGACGCAAAAGGAAGTAAGATTGAAGCAGCATACGCTGCGAAAGATATTACATTAAACTTCGAACAACACGGTGAATGGGGTAAATATCTTAACCGTTATATTCCGTTCTTCAATGCAAGTATGCAAGGTATCTATAAAATGTGTAACGCTATTGAGTTAGCAACCACTGGTGTTGATGCACAAAACAGGAAAAATACAGATTTACGAAACGCTATGAGAATAAAAGTTGCGATAATGGTTGCTTGTGCGGCCGCTGCTGCTATGGCAGGACAAGGAGATGACGATTACGATGAAGCACCAGAATGGGAGAAAGAAAACTTCTGGATTTTACCAAATGGTATTCGTATCCCAAGAGACCAAGTATTTGGCAGATTAATCGGTTATACAGTAGAAAGAGGCGTAGACCAAGCGTTAAAGGGTAAGTTTGAACCGACCGAATTATTATTGAATATTGGTAAAAACTTCACGATAGAAAAATGTGTTCCTACTTTAATTGATATGGCAATTGGTTATTATGGCAACTACGATACCTTTAAGAAACAACCGATTACTCCTGAATATATGGCAGAAAAACTGGGATATATGTAGACCGATGTTGCTACTTCTAACTTTGCAAGAATTGTAAGTGAAGGAATGTATGATGTTCTTGGCGTTGATGTTGGTGCAAAGAAGATTGACTGGGCAATGAGAATGTAGATTTCTAATATGGCAAAATATGCAAACAGTCTTTTTGACCTTGGATACAAAACATACGACCCAGAAAAGTTTAATGAAAGAATGGCTCGTGGTTACGACAAAAATGACGCAACTGGTTCGTTAGTTGGAGCATTGAGCGAAACGCCTGTCTTTAATACCTTTACCACAAATAGAAAAGTTTATAAATCTGTTTCCGATTTCCAACAAAGATATCACGACTTAAAGGTTATGAGTTCTGACGAAAGTAAAATGACAAGAGAAGATAAGAGAGAATGGAAACGGTATCAAGATGCATACAAGAAATTTATGAAGTTCCAGAAAGAACTCAAGGCGATTAAACAAAATAATAAACTGAGTGGAACAGAAAAGAGAGAAAAGGCAGATAGGATATTCGCACAACAAGTCAAACTTGCCAAATGGGCAGAGCAATAATAAGGGGTGGCATTACGCCACCTCTTTTTTAATGAGGTGATAGTATGTTAGGAGAAAACAAATGGGCGAATTTTATCTTCAAATATATTCCTTTTATCTTAATCTTTTGTATCGGTGTTGCTGTTGGCTATCACTTCATGCCAGTAAAGACCGTAACAAAAATAGAGACGAAAGTGGAAACCAAATATGTGGAAGTCGAAGGAAAGACTAAAACAGAAGTACAGTATGTTTACAAAGAATCTCCCAAGGACGCCGATGTGGAGATTAAAGACAATAAACCTACGGTTTCCGTGAACGGAAAGAAGTACGAATTTGAGAAACTGCCTGATGAGAAATATAAATTTGAGAACGGAAAACTTCAGGTAGAACAAGGATACAATTTAAAGATTGACGCTTCGGCTTTAGTTCCGAAGTAGCCGAAATGGGGTGCTGATATTGGATACAGTAATCATGGAGTTTATACTGGGGTACGCTATAATTTCAACCGTAACGTGTCTGCTTATGTGGGTGGCACTCCGAAGGCGGTAAGAGATAGAGATAGATATTTTGGTGGCGGTATTACCATTAATTTCTAATGGTGACTGCCACCTTTTTTAATCTAATTGACTTGTCTATTTCACAAATCTTGACAAAAAATTACAATTTGGTATAATTTAAGTGAGAAATTAAAACAAGAAAGGAGTCATTGAAACATGAAGAAGTATGATAATGATTATTTAATTCTATTTTCTCTGCCATCTTGTCCGCAGTGTAAAGGATTAGTACAATCCTTAAAAGAGACTGGGTTAGAGTACGAGAAAAGCGAAGAGTACGAAAAGTACGGCGTGACAGAAGTTCCTACACTTATCCTGATGGGCAACAAGAAAGGACACAAACACGAAGAAGTAAAACGCCATACTGGGTTTATGACTAAAAACGAACTTAATAGGTTTGTAGAGAACAGTTCTTGTACAAGATTTATTAGGAAAGAGAGACCATATTATGAGTGATATTTTTAAAGAAGTTAATTTTAAAGTAAATGACAAAAATATATGTGACGGTATTTACTTTACACGAAACATAAGAGATGAAGTTGTTTCCGTAGTATTCTTTGACCCATAGTACCGTGGCGTCTTAGATTATCTTAAATACGGAGATGAGGGTAGGAATAGAAATAAAGAAAGATTTTCTTTACAACAAATGGATTTAGAAACAATTACTCTTTTTGTTCAGGAAATAAATAGAGTATTAAAGAAAAGTGGTTACTTATTCTTATGGGTTGACAAATTTCATTTAACTAACGATATAGAAAATTTTCGTGAGTGGATGAAAAATACTGATTTTACAGTAGTTGATATGATTACTTGGGATAAGGGTAAGATTGGTATGGGATATAGAGTAAGGCGTAAATCTGAATATTTGTTAGTCTTACAGAAGAAACCAACAAAAGCAAAAGCAAGTTGGAGTGACCACTCTATTCCTGATGTGTGGTTAGAAAAAACAAAGAAAATACATCCGCACAGTAAACCAGTTGAATTACAAAAGAGACTTATCCTTGCAACCACCCATGAAGGCGATGTAGTATTAGACCCTGCTTCGGGTGGTTACACAATTTTAAATATATGTAAAGAAATAAATAGAACTTTTGTAGGTTGTGACATAAAAGGAGATGATGAAGATGATGGTAGCACCACCGATTAAGGATTACGATTTAGATTTTACTTCTTTATCGTAGCGTTACAAGACCGATACCATTGTGGTACACCACACTGGCAACCCGACAGATGATGACCTGAGTGCATAGGAAATCCATATGTCTCATTTGTCATAGGGTTGGTCGGGTATTGGTTACCATTATGTTATTAGGAAGAACGGGTAGATTGAGCAAGGCAGACCTCACTGGACTATCGGTGCCCACGCCTACGGAGAAAACTCTCACACCATTGGCGTTCATGTCTGTGGTAATTTTGAGGAAGCGGAACCGACAAAGTATCAAATCGAGTCACTTGCTTACCTGTTAGGTTGGTTGTGTGAAACATATGGGTTAGACCCTGCCGAAGACATTGTTGGTCACAGAGACATGATGCCGACTGCTTGCCCAGGTGAGAACCTGTACAACAGGTTGGACGAGGTAAAGGGTAAAGCGAGATGGTATATGGAGAATTATAAATAGGGTGATTAAAGAAAGGAGAAAATAATGGGTAGTATTATTGAAAAAATAATTACTTTTATAGCGTTAATTGTTGGGTTAATTGTATCTTTTATTGTAGCGTTACCGTTACTTATTTTAAAGTACGGTACAATTGCTCTCGCAATTTATATTGTGTATAGAATTGGTGTTCATTTCTTTGGATAAGGGGGAAATATTATGAATAGACAAGACAGAGAAAACGCAAAAAGGGTATGGATTTCAAGACAATTAGAGAAGCAGAATGTATGGAAGTATTTGCGGGCGATGAAGAAAGCGTTTAATAAAGAGAAGAGAGAGTCTGCAAATGGACGATGATGTACTGTATGCGATACGGATAGAAAAAGACGGAAAGTTCTTCGGATATGTAACAGAGATGGGGTTGGTGTGGTATACGCCAACCCTTTCTAAAGCACATTTTTATAGAGAAAAAAACTTTGCTGATATCCGTAGTAAGAGAATAAATAAGTATAGGAAAGACGAGAAGATAAAAAGTGAAGTAGTTGAGATTAAATTAGTACCACAAAGAAAGGATGATGAATAATGTTTATCTCATTACATACACATAGTGACCATTCGTTACACGATGGGTTTCAGACAGTAGAAAGAATAATAGAGTTTGTAAAAGATAGAGGACAAACAGCAGTTGCTCTCACCGACCACGGAACAATGAGTGGTTGTGGTGAGGGCTTCCGCTATGCCAAAAAACATGGGATTAAGTTTATTGCAGGTTGCGAACACTATTTGGTTTCTGATGTAACCATTAAAGACAAAGCATCGCAACATATTATCTTGTTAGCGATGAATGCGACTGGTTATCGGAATTTAAATATCATAACCACGATGGCACATTCCGAAGATAACTACTACTTTAAACCAAGAGTAGACCTTGATTTATTAAGGGAATATAACGAGGGTATTATCTGTACTACTGCTTGTTTGGCAGGGTGTCAGAATAAAATTCCTGAGTTACAGAACATCTTTGGAGATAGGTTATATATTGAGATACATACTAACCAAATGGAAAAGCAAAAGAAAGCAAACTTAGAATGGTTGGCTATGGCAGAAAAGTATGGTGTAGAATATTACGCTGCCGTTGATGCTCATTATACCGATGTTTCTGATGGTAAATATCAACGGAGATGGACAGGGTATTTGTATGAAGACGACCCGACTATTACTTATTATCCTGCCACAAAACAATGGTTGGATAAAACTGGTAAAGAGGTACATCCTTACGAGGTAGAAGATGACTACTATATGCACACGGAAGAGCAAGTAAGAGAAGCATTATCTTATCTTCCTGCAGATGTGGTAGAAAAGGCAATTAAAAATACAGAAGTCGTAGCAGACAGATGTACTTTTAATATTAACTATAGTGAGAACCATTATCCGAAGTCTCCATACGAATCGCCAAAAGATGAAATCCGTATGCGTGTTTGGAATGGCATGAAAGAAAAAGGATTACAGAAAGACCAAGAACATATTGAACAAGTAAAACACGAGTTAGATGTACTTGGCAAGGTGGGATATTATGACTATTTCCTCATTGTTTCAGACATGCTCAACTATTGTAAACGGAATAATATCCGTACTGGTGTTGGGCGTGGTAGCGTTGTTGGTTGCGATGTCGCTTATCTCATGGGTATTACGAAGATTAACCCAATTAAGCAATGTCTTATCTTCGAACGATTTGCCCATACCGAAAGAGTGACACCGCCTGATATTGATACCGATGTTCCTCGTAGTAGGAGACAAGATGTTATCAAGTATTTACGAGAGACTTATGGTAATGTGTATCAGGTAGTTACCTTTGGTAAAATGCAGAATAAAGGTTCTATCCGCAGGGCTTGTGATGCGTTCCATTTAAGTCCTACAACAAAAGACACTCTTTCTAAAATGGAAACCGTTGAGAATTTAGAGATGGGAGATATTGATTATATCTGCGGTTTCGATAACCACCAACGGTTAGAATTCTTAACCACCGTAAGACGGTTTAATGGAAAGATACAGAACTTTGGTACTCATGCTTCTGCCGTGGTAGTTATGACGAGCGACCCATTTAACTTCTGTGCTATCGAAAGATATAACGGAAGTAAGGGCATACAGTACAACCTTAACTACGACTTCCACGATTTAGAAGATATGGGATTGTTAAAGTTAGATGTACTTGGATTGGAAACATTAGATATCATAGAGAATGTTTTAAAAACAATCAATAAAGAAATCGACATGGATAACCTTCCTGAAGACGAGAAGACCTACGCATTACTAAATAGTGGTAAAAAGTGTGGGTTGTTCCAGTTGGACGGCAATGCCGTATCAAATATCATGAAACAGATTAAACCGAACCAGTTATCTGACATTACCGCTATTGTAGCATTAGGTCGTCCTGGTCCTATGCAGTCAGGAATGTCAGACAAGTACATCAAAAACAGGGGTGACTTCCTTAAAAACGGAACAATTTGTTCCGAAAACGAAGTGCTTCGTGAAGCATTGGCAGAGACTTATGATACTGTTATATATCAGGAACAGGTAATGAAACTTTGTCAGATTGTTTGGGGCATGACATTAGGCGAAGCCGATATGATACGCCGTGCCATTGGTAGAAAAGATAAAGCGTTGATGGATAAGTTGGTTAATGACTTATCTACAAGAGAAAATAAAGTAGGATTTACTAAAGAGCAAATTCGAACACTGCTTGATAATTTAGAAGAATGGTCAGGTTATCTGTTTAATAAATCTCACGCTGCAGCGTACGCTTATACAGCGTATCAAACAGCATATTTAAAGGCGTATTATCCAAAAGAGTTTTATTGTGCCTTGCTTAACTCAGATGTGATTGACCAAGATAAATCACTGGAAATCCTTGCCGAAGTAAAGAGTAGGTTTAAGGTTGTATGTCCTAACATATTAGAAAGTGAATATGAATGGTCGATAAAAGGAAATAGTATTGTGGCAGGGTTTAGATATGTGCGTGGAGTTGGAAATCAGTACTTCGTGAAGCCACATTCTGATGATGTAAATGGGTTTAAAGAGTTTGTTCAACTGAACCTTGATTTATCAAAAACTGTCAGCACAGGACTGGTTAAGGCAGGTTGCTTCCGTGTTGACCCGTTATGGGCATTAGATTATGTCGATGCTAAAAAAAGTGCGGTAAAAAGAGAAAAAGAATGTAAGGATAAAATCTTACATTACTTAAATCAAAACAAACCAAAGATGGTTGAGACTTGGAAGAAGAAGTTGCAGGAAATACCTGAACTGCCAAGACCTGAAAACTATAATACTCCAATAGATAAGATTAGAGAAATGCAGAAAGAAACACTGGGTTTCTCAGGAGTAGATATCTTTGGTCAGTATGATAAGACTCTTATCCGTGGCAACAATGTAATGGTATTTGTAGACAGGGTTGCTTCGTTTAACGACCGCAATGGAAAGCCAATGTGGAAACTGTCTGGACAAAGAAATGGTGGAGAGATTGAGTGCCTGTTCTGGAATCCGAAACCAAACATTAAAGAGAAACTGGATACAGTACAGGATAGCAGTATGTGGATAGTTCGTACAGGAAAGATGAACCAAGACGGAAAGAGTTGTTTCTGTTACGACTTAATTAAGGCGAAGAAACTGGCGTAACTAATACGCCAGTTTTTTTATGAGGTGAATATGGATAGTAAACTTTATAATCAAGACTGCATGGAAGTGTTACCACAGTTAGAAGATAAAAGTATTGATATGATTTTATGTGACTTGCCTTACGGTACAACGTGGTGTAAGTGGGATGTAATAATTCCATTTGAAGATTTATGGAAGTAGTATAAACGGGTAATAAAAGATAACGGGGTTATCGTTCTCTTTTGTAAGCAACCGTTTACCACAGAACTAATCCACAGTAACTTAAAAATGTTTAAATATAATTTGATTTGGAAGAAAGATAATCACGATAACCCAATGTAGGCAAAGAGAAGATTTTTAAATATAACAGAAGATATTGCTGTATTCTATAACAAGCAATGTACTTACAACCCACAAGGAATTATAAGGGTTGATAAAATAACAAGACAGGGAAGGGGAAGAAGTTTGTCACAAATACAAGATAGAGATGGCGAGTATAAATAGGAATTTACTAATTACCCAAAAAACATTCTGTCGTTTAATAGAGACAAAAATAATCTTCACCCAACACAAAAACCAGTTGCGTTATTGGAATATTTAATAAAGACATATACAAACGAAGGAGATACAGTCCTTGATAACTGTATGGGCGTTGGTTCAACAGGAGTTGCCTGTGTAAATACAAACAGAAACTTCATTGGAATAGAGATAGACAAAAAATATTTTGATATAGCAGAGCAAAGAATTTCGCAACAAAACCTTGCATAATGTTTTTGTGTATGCTATAATGTTCTTCGCAAAGTCCAATGGAAAGAGACTACGAAAATGATGCCAAGGTTGGGGTCGCGAGTTCGAGTCTCGTTTTCCGCTCCACAAACACGATAGCCGTGGGATTTTTGCCCACGGCTTTTTTGTTTCCGTGGACACATTAGAACGGACTTCCGTCTCTATACTATGGAAAGAGGTGAACCCAGTTGAGACTACGAAACATTAATGCGAAAAAATTTAACTACGATGCAGAGGAAATGATACAGGAATTTCTTCTACTACAGAAGCAAAAGGGTGTTGTTAAAAATACTCTTAGAACGCACCAATCGGCTCTCAGAGCGTTACATGAAGGGTGTGAAGGAATACCTACCGTGGAACAAATTAGAAGGGTCTTAAAACCGACAATGAGCAATGCGTATTATAACAAAAGACTGTCGACATATAAACGATATTTTGATATGTTAATATCGTTAGGTCACATGCTATATAATCCGCTCGAAACATGGCATTACAGAAAAGTAGGATTTAATATAAAAAACTACGAAGAGTGTAACATTAAGAAATTCCTATCCGCAATAGACCAAAGCACATTTGCAGGATTCAGAGATTATATAATGTGTTTGTTCATTTTGGATACTGGTATTAGACCATCTGAAATTATCCAATTAAAAAAGGAAGATGTTAATTTTGTTGTCGGGCAAGCACACTTGCGGAGTGAGATTACCAAGACAAGGGTGGCAAGGGTCGTGCCAGTCTCGGATTATGTATTAAAAAAGATAAGGCAGTTGCATACATATGAGATTGATGAATGGCGTAATGAATATTTGTTTTGTAGTAGTGAGGGTGAGAGGTTGAATACAACCTCATTGAGACATAACTTGCATAAAGTAGCGTTGAGGTGTGGAATAGATTTGACTCCGTACGATTTCAGACATATTTTTGCCACCACCTATATTCGTAATGGGGGCGATGCCTTCTCGTTGCAGAGGATTATGGGTCACTCGAAGCCGAATATGACTATGGTTTATGTTAACTTAACCGCAACAGACCTATCTATTTCTCATAACAAAGTAAATGTTATTGGAAATTTCGTAGCAACTCGGGTTAATAAGGTAAATAAAAATTGACAAAAGGACTGTTTTGTGTTAATATATTGACAAGAAAGGAAGTGGTCTTATGGTAACAAGAAGGTTACTAATACGAATTGTAAGCGAAATAAGAAAGATAATGCAGGAAAAAGAGTTGAGTTCACGGCAGTTATCTGAAATGTGCGATAAGAAGGGGTATCATGGTGTTACAAGAAGTAAGATACTTCGAGCATTTTATGTAACGGATAATCGACAGAACTTCTTAAACAATACAGATGATACAATTGAAGCCACATTAGATACTCTTGGTTATACAGGAGACGATATACTTAATAGAATCTTAGATGAAGATAACGATATAATAAATGTATTTCACCGAACTGGATTACCGCAAGAGGTAATTAACTTCATTAGAAAGCCAGAAGCAGAGCCATATCTACGCCTTGCCTACGCACAATACAAAAACAACATAGCAAAAAAAGAAATGGAAGAAATACAAAATATGATAGATAAAAAAGATTAATTATTTAATATTTAAGTACCACAAAAAATGTGGTACTTTTATTTTTTTGTCTTGAAAGAGGGTGGTCACAAAATAATCCAAAGTGCAACATGAAGTAGACTTGTCAACTTGATTGCACTTGACTTGTGTCAAGAAATATGCTATTATATAGGTGACAAAGTGGGTTTGTGTAATAAAATAGAACACAAACTAAGTTTAAGAAAAGAAAGGAGACTTCTTATGAGTAAAGAAGCAGTAGAGAAAGAAGAAGTAGTAGTAGAACAAGAAAAATTGGTCGACAAAGTAGTCGAACCAAAAATGCGTGGCGTACTGGTTATGCTGAAAATCTACAAGTTAAGAAATATGGTAACTGATGTAGAGTCGTCACGCATGGACAGTGCAGGAATGCATTACAATTACCTCTCAGAGAGGGCGTTAACTACCACAATCAGACCGAAGATGCAAGAACTTGGACTGGTTGCC